ACCACCACAACAGGATGATGTTTACAAAATTACCTACAAAGGAGAGGTGTTAGCAACATATGAAAAGAATCCAGAGGACAAGATTGAAGAACTCGATTCAAAGCTCAAGGCAGCGAGCGATGAGGTTAGTCGACTTACTTCTGAAAACGCTACTCTTACATCGTCACTCAACCAACAAGAAAAGGATAACGCTGACTTACTTACACAACTTAGGGAAAGCAATTCTGACAGAGATAAGTTTAAGATTGAAGCTACTAATCTCGGACGCCAGCTTGATGTTGCAGACGGAAAAATTAAAACGCAAGGAAAGACAATAGAGGCACTTAAATCACAAGATCCACTTAAGGGATTCACAGGATGGCAACTTATTGGAGAAGGTATTTCTAAGTTAGTATCACGAAAATAATATTAAGGAGTTAGCTCCTTACCTTGGAAGGAAGGTGAAAGAACATGAATCAAGCAGTTGAAATAATTGTAGGTGCGATCCTACCAATACTTATTGATTTGCTTAACAGAAAAGTGAAGAATAGTAACATTAAATATGCGATTAGTTTAGTCGTTTGTTTAATTATTGGTGTATTACTTAACCTACAAGCTCTCGATATCGCTAACATTCTAGGTAGTGGTGCAGTAGTATTTGCATCAGCACAGACTGTTTATAAAAGTTACTGGAAGGGTAGTGACACTAGAAAAAGATTAATAAAATTATTTAAATAAAATAACCACGCAACCCTCTTTCGTGTTTCGTTGTGTGTTTAGATTGAGTCGTTATTTCTAGGTTTTCGACTCTATTGTCGTGCTTAATCTTGTTTATATGATGGACTATTTCATCGTTTTTTAATTTTCTACCGAGTTCTTTTTCTATTATTAGTCTATGCTCGTATTGTAATTTCCCATCTACAGAAACAACAATATAACCAGAACTATTTTTAGTCCTAGCGTTTTTATATCTAGGATTAAGAATACCCTTAAAGCGACAATTTTTACAACGCAGTAACTTACATAAGCCTTTTTTGTGTCGGCTTTTTGTGTTACATGATAGTGGTGTTCCACAATCTATACATAAGTGCATAAATATATAATATCATATAATATTAGTATAAGACATACTGGGATGAAAGCAAAGTCAGAAAGAGTTTTGATGAATCTATCACCAAAGGGGTAAAGAGATTAGCTAATCTACTACCAGCTAAGAAGAAATAATATCTATAATTACTTTATTTTCCTTAGCTCCGATAATAGCTTTAGTTGCACTCCACCTAACATATTCGGTGGAGTCATCTGGTATAATTCCTGCCATGACTAAGCCATCAATAAGTTCTTTATCACTGATATTACTTGAATCTCTCCTAATTTTGTATTTAAGGTATGCGGTTATGTATATATCTACTGGAAACTTTTTTATTGGTTTTATCTTTTGATTGTTTACTACAACGAAAACTAGCTGATGGATTAAATCAGCCTCTGCTTTCCTCTTAGTCCAGTGTCTACCAGCATAACTAGCGTTAAGACTTGGACACTTAAAGTCGTTAATTACTATCTTCATAGTGGTCTTAGTCTGTTAAATACTCTTTTTATGAGTTCTTTATTGGTTTTTTTGGGTTCTAGCTTATTATGACACTTAGTACACGCTAAAATAGTCTGTTGGAAGCTCCCTAGTAGCTCAGGATGCGAGTAATACCACTTCCGCTTATGTTTATGGCAAAAGCCCACTGTAAACGATCTAAGGCATCCAGAAAGCTCTGCTTCACATATTGGAGGGTCAGTATATCCACGATCCAAATATTCCTGTTTTAGTTGTTTTAACGCTTTTCTATTCTGTTTGGTTCTTTTTCCACCGCTTGACAATGACATAAATCTATTATATCATCTTTTTGTTGCAACTGTACTCGGCCTTTGAGCTGAGATATTACAGCACTATATGTGCTTAAATAAGTAGTAGACATTAAGGTAAGCGTAAGCCGAATGGCAAACGACATCCCACCTCACTACTTATTTTTTTTGGTTCGAAGATTCTTGTTTGAAATTTTAAGTCGATCAATTCTTTCTAGATACTTCCCCTTCATTAAATTCATCTTACCTCTTAGTTTTTTACCTTCTTCTATTCTTAGTTTCTGAGCCACACTTACCATAAATCTCATCAGACTAAACATGTAAGTACGATTAAGAGTTATAGTTTCAGGAATAAAGGGTGGTTCAGTTTCACTATCAAGTGGTGCACCAGTAGGAATCCATACTAATAATTTTAATTTGTGAGTATTAAAATCATATTCCCATGACGCTCTCTTAAGTTCTCTCTTCATAATCACTCCCCCTGGGCATTGTTTAATATCTCGACAGTGGTCTTATAAAATTGGTGTTTACCATATAGCTCAATATACTTATTAGAAAAGAATAATCCACCAATAAACATGCCGATCATTATGCCAGCTATTAGTGTGAGAAAAAGTCCTAAATTCGTGTGATCTTTCATATATCTCCTTAAATCTGAAATTTTGCTTAGCACAAAACTAATCAGACCATAGTTACTTATACTTGTTATTCTGTTCTTTCTATAATCTTATAGTGTTCTAAGATAAGTTGTTTAATTATCTCGGCTTCAAACCTAGTGTAAACACGCCATCCACCTGATGTTCTGTCACTTTCAAAGAGTCCTATTCTTTCTAATTTGTAGAACTGGGCACGAGAAATAGTAGACGCATCGTCTCCCACGATCTCTCTAATAGTTTCTCCAAGTTCCCCAAGGATGACACCGACAGTTATGTATGGTAACTTTCTCATATTATTTGCCTTTCTTGGCAGTCTTTTTTAATCTCTTTTTCTCTTTTTTACTAAGTGTATTTCCAATAAGAGTTTTGGCACGAATAACATTCTTATTTAGAAATTTCTGTTCTTCCTCCCACGTACTAAGACGAGAACCACATCTTTTACAGTACCTACGAGGTCTCCAAGAATGTCCTGTTAGAAATTCATTATTTCTACCCAAATATTTAGTAGTCCACCTACCAGGTTTACACTTTCTCCATCGACAGAAAAGAGTTTTCTTGACGGATGTTTTAAATTCGTGAGTAAAAATCTTCATGATTAAAACGGGATATCTTTACTAGGTGTCTTAGCTACTGGTTTTGTAGGATATTTTGGTGCCGAGCTAGTTACTGGTCTTGGTGCTCTTCTAGTAATAGGTTGTCTATATACTTTTTCTACACTTTCAGCATCATCATCTTCTGCTGGAATAAATAGCATACTCTGTAGAGAGTAGCGTCTAGCATAAGTGATGGCTTTACCTTGTTCTTGCGGAGTAATTTTCTCAAAGGTAAGTTTTTGTCGTCCAGTAATATATTCTCCACTAATATGAAGTAATATAGTCTCGACATATTCTCCTCCGTTTTTGGTTATTCCAAGCGGTTGGAGAACAATAATTCCGTTTTCATTGAGAGTTTCCTTACATACACGCATGACCTCACCAAGGTTAGCATATTTTGATTTATAGAACGGGTTAATAGAACCCTTTTTAGCAACCCCAATCTTCTGTTGGGCTTTAAGTAAAGCTGCCGAAATTTTAACGATTGTTTTACTTCTTTTCATAATTTCCTCCTATTTTAGTAATTTTATGACCACAATGTTTACACTTTTCTACTTTGTTGAGAATTATTCCCTCGTCTTTTCCATCCTCATACCGAAAGTCACTTACATAATATTCGAACGCAGTTTTTTTACATCTAGGACACGTAACTTTTACTATCATATATTAATTTATAGTATAGCATAGTTCCAGTAGCTGTCAAGGCTTACTTTCGCTTACTTTCGCTTACTTTTCGGGAGAGGGAAGCCCTTTCTTCTTCCCCACTTACCAAGTTTGTTCATATTTTTCACGAAACATTCTCGACTACAATATTTGCCAGCTTCTCCTTTGTTCATCTTAATACTCTTCCAATTTCTTAGGGGATAAAAACCCTTACCACATGTAACACACTTTCTGATAGTACTCATATCGTAATAACAGGATACAGCATAACAAGTTCTAGAGCAGTATTTACTACCCCTAGGATTGACTGGTGTACCACAGATAGGACATCTGAACAAAGTGCTATCTTGTAGAAATTTCTGTCTAAGTTTGCCTGGATTATGTCCAGTTACTCTTTGGAATATTTGTCTGATTCTTTCCCTAGTTAAGCCCCACTCTTTACCAACTTTGTCTAAAGTTGCTGCGGGTAGAAGCACATCCAAAATAAGTTTTCTATTCTTTTCGATATCGAGGGTTTTAATTTTAGGTTCTTTTCTTCTGTCTATTTTAATCGACATATATTCTCCTTATTATTTGATACTAATTATAGTATATCATATTTAATAGCTTTGTCAATCATTAACTGTTTCATAGACTATCTCCAATCAACATTATTACTTAATGTAATTCCTATAGACCATCCATCATCAGGATAACCCCAGTGTATATACCCATAAGAATAGCAAAAAGCCTCATTACAGTCTCTTTCCCAGTGTTTTCTACTTGCAGTTATAAAAGCTATTACTAGAATAACAAAGATAATCATTAGTTTCTTTACCTTACTAGGTTGTTTCATAGGTTCTCAGTAATAATTTTGGGGATTATCTCACCCTCCTCTTTTACCCTTTGAGCATATCCTTCTTTATAGCCTTCTTTTTTAATGTCCTCTGCTTTCCTTTTTGTCATAAAACACCATTCGATATTACGAGAATAGCTTTGTTGATGTCGTATTGCTAAATCAATGCTTGTGTAGTAATAAGAATCATTTATCGCATCAGTCATTTGTTTGATTTGAGCTTTAGTAAATTTCTTTACCTTACTAGGTTGTTTCATAGGTTAGTCATAAACTTTTTTAATTTCTTAATATCTTTAGGATAAAGGATTATACCCATGTGATAGACTTTACGATCCCACCACATCTTTAACCAATACCAAAAAGATGAAGGCTCATCAGTCATACTTATCCATATCTCATTTTCATCTTCGTACTTTTCAATGGAAAAGAAACCAGGATGTCCGCAGTTACATTCAAATATTACTTTCTTCATACTTGTTCCTCCAATAACTTAGACATATGGTCTAAACTGATTTTTATTACATCTCTTACACTTTCTTATTTCACAAGGGTAGGGATATTTATACTTAATTGATGACATAAATAGCTTCCATCCACCCCACTTATGTCCAAGTAGGAAACAGATTATTTTCTTTTTAATCATGTTTTATTCCTTTATATTTTCTCCATCCATCTAAGATTTTATGGAGTTTAATTGGAGTATAGTCTAAGACTTCTACACAGGCGTTAAAGTGTCGAGCAGTTTTTGGAGCATCTCTATGTATACCTAGATGTATATGTCCGTGAACATTAAACCAATTTTCGGGCAAGTCTATAACTGGCTCATGGGTAAATAATACGCTAATATAATTCTCATATTTATCTTTGAAGCGTTTAAATATAGGAGGAACAACAGTAAATCCCATATCTCTATACCATGTCTCACTATTCCCAGTAACAATTGGTTTACCGTTTAGCTCTGTGAAAATAGTATTATTTTTGACGTTTACACACCAAACTTTACCACCATATTTCTCTCTGGTTACATCTCGTGGGCTTATATTTGCACACTTTCCCTTTTTCCCAGAATATACAGATAAGTAATAATTATTCCTCGTTTTCTGTTTTATCAATTTAGCTCTAATATTATGAGTTACACATAGTCCGAGCAATTTTTCTAAAAAATCTTTCTTGCCCCAAATAGATTTATGTCCATGCTTGTTAACATGTCCGTCTCCGTCAACTATAGCATCTAAAAAAATATGAAATTGCTTATTAGATAAATACCAAAGGATCAATGGTAGTTCTTTCTTTTTTTGCAAACCTACCGTTTTAAGAAAAATAGAAGCGTTTGTAGAGTTAATAAAAAACTTACCTTGAGGTAATGCCTTTATAATTTTCTTGCCACAAATTTCTTTGACTACACGGTTTCTAGTCGTAAACGTATATGGGATTTTTAACTTATTTAATAATATTTTAATTTGACCTATCCTTTGTGACTTAGATTGATAAATAAATAATTCTCCTCTTTTTGAGATACTTCCGTCAGTTAAGATCCAGCCTAATAGTTTTAAATAATTACTTTCTATATTTAGGGGCTTAGTTCTTCCAAAGGTAATAGGAACACGGAAAGAACTTTTATAGCCCCAACGATTTTCAGCAATATCTTTTTTCCATGTGTTTTTAGTTTTTTCTTGAGCAGATTGATAAAGTAGAACGTGATTCCATGTTATCTCTAACTCTAGCCCTCGATGATTAACTACACATAAAGGCGTAAAGTTATCATAAATAAAGATATCTCTAATTGGATTATACTCAACGCTATTTGTTTTCAAATTTACAGTTGGGACTATTTCTCCTATCTTTAGTTCATTATATTTTTTATACCCATCAAGCGTAAGTAATTTTGTCTTTTCCGAGAAGCAAGCACCATCGTGGTTGCCCCGAATCATAAATTTCTCGCCTGTAAGCTGACTACACCACTTGTAAGCATCCTCCTTATTACATAGAGCTAGGTCGCCTAGAAACAATATCTTATCTCGCTTCCCAACTGTTTTTTGCCATCCTTTAATGATTAGATCAGTATAATTGGCTGGTCTTCCTTCATATTCAATAATATTCTTGTGACCAAAGTGTAAATCTGACAAAATATAGAATTGTTCAGTAAGTTTCATATTATCTTATGATATCATTAATGTAATTATTTGTCAATCGCTTTAAGTAACCTTTCCCCTATAACGGCTATAACTGAAGTTGTGACAGCGTTACCGCACATCTTATATCGTTGAGTATCTGAAATTTCCCCATCAACCCCAACCTTAGTCCAATTATCAGGGAATCCTTGTAAGCGTTCACATTCTATTGGTGTTAGTCTGCGGATACTCATATCTGATAGAACTTTTAATTTGTTTCCACTTCCACTACTAGATTTAACTGCTCTTGAAATTCCAGTCTTACCATAAACATTCTGTTCAAAGTGCCAACCATATTTTGTTTTTCCTTTCAATGGATTCTGGATTGCTACCCCATGAATGTCCCGTCCTGTAAGTGTAAAACTAGGTTCACCATCTGTCTTAAATCTTCTACCATGTTGGCGTTTCTTTAATCTATTTGGGGTAAGAACTGGCATTACTACCGCAGGAAGATTGCCATGAGATTCTTTCCTAAGAGTGGGGGCAATATTTTTATCTATGATCCCTTTTTTTCTAGATGGATCATCTACCATATATAATCCAGTTTTAGCACCTAACCCGCCAGCGTTACTTGCCATTGTGGCTCCTATTCCACTACTATTATAAACTCTTTGCCCTTGTGGGAAATTTCTACTTAGTTTTTTACCATCTTTTAACCATTGTTTATTTTGCTTGCTCATTATTGCTCCAACGTAGTTAAGAGACTTTGGGTTTGTTTGTCTGATAGGAAATACTTCTGGTCGACTGACTTTTCGAGAATGTCCGATAATGAACACTCTTTCCCTATTTTGGGGAACTCCGAAGTCTTTGCTATTAAGTACTTGCCATTGCACTCCATACCCAATGTCGGAGAGAACCCCAATGATTGTCTGGAAAGTTTTTCCCTTGTCGTGACTAAGTAAACCTTTAACATTTTCGAGTAGTAAATATCGGGGTCTTTTGTCCCTGAGAATCCTAGCGATTTCAAAAAAGAGAGTGCCTCTAGTGTCTTCAAATCCTCCCCTTTTTCCAGCCACGCTAAAAGATTGGCAGGGAAAACCTCCACATAAGAGGTCGTGTTTGGGGATTTCGTCAGCTTTAACTGCTCTGATGTCTCTTTGGTCGCATTCTTTGTAGTGGTATCGGTAGACTGAGTTGGCGTATTTGTCCCATTCGTTTGAGTAGGACACAAGTAAGGGTGTCTCTTTAATGGAGGGCTTTTCCCCTTGGGGTTGTAAACTCTTTTTGCCTCGCCCGTGTACGGATCGTGAACTCCTATTCCCTGATACTCTGACTTTTTCGAGTTTGCTGGACCACACACAACTAAAGGCATTGCCGCTTTTCCTCCCCTTTTGGCTGGTGTTAGTGTCGGACTTAACCCTGTTTTGTCGTATATCATCCCTGCTTGTCCTCCCGACTTGTAAATGTTGCCTAACCTTTTCAAGCCCATAACGGAATCCTCCTACGCCAGCAAATAAATCTATATACTTCATACATAATCTTTCTCCATATTTTTTAGCCTCCACCTTTCCATCCTTCTGATCCACCATTAGGAGTTTGGTTTTTCTCTCCTTTTTGGTTGTTAATAAGGTTGTATATCCATATTCTAAATCTCCACCACAAATTCGCTTTATTCTTTTTGTAGTATTTATCCCAATCTGTTACTTTCTTTGATTTATCCATAACTTAATCTCCCTTTAGGGTGTTAGTAAACCAATCATAATACTTTTGTTTTTCTGCTTCTTTAATAACGAGTATTGGCAATCCCGCTTTCTTCCTTTGCCAGTTCATAAATATCCTACCGATTCTGCCATTGCCATCAATAAACGGGTGAATCTTCTCAAAAGTAATATGGTCTAGTTGAATATGTTTGCCGTTCTTACCAGGCATTTCAATTGAGGTTTCAACATCCTTGAGCCAACTTTTAATCGCACCCCTGATTTCTGAATAATGTAAGGCTTCTTTACCACCTATAAAAACAGGTCGTTTCCTAAAATATCCCCTTTCAAATCCTCTAATTCGCTGGTTAAGCATAAGGATTCTATGGGTTCTCAAAATAACTTGGATGTCTAATTCCTTCTGTTCTTCTAAATACTTCCAAGCAATCTCCGCTTGTTTTAAACTATCCTCATCAAAAACTCCCTCAATAGCATTACTCTCTCTCAAAAACTCCCTTACTTTCTTTGATTTATCCATAACTTAATCTCCTTTTAGTAATTTCTTTAGTTCTTTTCTAACCCACATCTTCCATCTTCCTTTACTCCATCTAGGTATTTTTACTCCATCGTTGTCCAAATCAATACAATCAAGCGTTCTATTCCACCAAGCATTTATATATAATTCAGTTTTATCTCTCATTTGTGTTTCCCCCAATTCCCCTTATGTTTTTTGCCATTGGTTTTTCTTCCATTATCAGGGTGAATTTCATCAGCACAATCTTTGGCTTGCTTGGCTTTCTTGTGTTCTTCCAAATTCTTTTTCAGTTCTTCAGGGCTTTTCTTCTCCATACCCTTAGGGGCTTGGTAGATAACCACTGGGGAAACAAAGCGTAAATCTTCCATGCCAGGAGTAACTACTTTTCTTTCATTACCCTTAGTGTATAGAATACCTTTCCCTACTGGACACTTCTCAGTCCAACCCTCACTATCAATTAAATCTTCTGTTAGGCGATGAATTGGCTCAATATCTACAGGTAAATCTAATCTCTGCCGTTTGAAGGCTTCGTTGATTTTCTGTTCGCGTTGCTGTTGGCGTTGGTTAAATATCTTGTTAAATCGTTCTGCCATATAGTTATTTTGCACTTGCTCCGAAAATCTTTTCGGCATCTCTGATGAACCCTTTAGATTTCTCTTCTTCGGCCATCTTTAATAGGCTTGCTCGATTTTCTATTCTTTCTCTGTTTTGTGGTTCGTTCATCCACCTTCTCCTTAGAATATCTAATTTTTGTTTAGTAGTGAGCATGCCTTTCATTCTTCATATTATACTATAAAACTTCTAATTCGTGTAATAGCTTGTTATAAATAGTTCCTACTTTTGTAGACCAACTAGAGCTAGTAGCATAAACAGCCCCTAGCATGTCTAGATTTTTAGCCCCCTTGTTAATTTGTCTCTTTAATATCCCACAGGCTTCAAAAATTCCTATTTCCCAAGATGAAAAGGATTTTAGCCCATTATCATCCATAATTCCGAAAGCATTATGATGTCTAGCATTAAATTCACTAGAATAAGCAGAACCCAGCCTAGATTCTTCTATTCCCACTGCTGTTAAAAGTATAGGATCAATTTCGCAAGCGGTAAATTGGTTTTCTAATCCTTGCATAGGTGTACCTTTTAATTGATTTCTAATAATTAACTCGATAGCAAGCCGAGAATCTTTTCCCCTTATGTCTAGACTGGTACTTACCGCAGGGGCGTCGGCAAGTTCTACTCTTTTTTTACTTCTTCAGTCGGAAGAGCCATTCTCTGCCTGAGCAGGATTTCTTTATCGGCTTCATCATGTGATATCTGATAAAGGTTTTTTACTTCCCTGACAATTTCTGGATGCTGTATAGCGAACATGATTTCACCCCATGATTTTCGTAGGGGAAGCCCAGCACAAGCAGAAATTACCGCAACAATAACCGCAATAAAAAAATAACGGAAGTATGTTGGGCTTTCAGATAATCCGTTCTCTTTATCTGGAGTATCCTCGATAACTCTTTTTTGATAAAACTTCTTTACTGGCAATTTTGGTTTTGCCATAAATCCTCCTTTAGTTACTTTCATAATATTTAAGTATGCTATGGCCTTTATCAATTAACGAATTCCTGTAAGCACCTGAATCTATTTTCCCATCTAGAGTAACTACCCAACAGGTATAGCCATCATAGACTGTTTCTATCTTATGAGTTTCTCCAAACTTATCGCATCCATTCTCTCCATAGCTCCCAGATGTTGCTGTTTTATAGATACCAAATATAAAGAATCCTATCATTGCTAAGAAAAACAAACCTAAGAAAATCTCTCCAATATTCCAATACTCTGTTTTTTTCTTAATAAATTTAACTATCTCTTTCCAACAACCTATCGTATATATGGCTACAACTATAAGAATATATTTAATCATATTTACTCCTTAGGTAATTTCTTAATCTTCTGTAGTATCTTCTCTACGTCATCTTCTAATAGGTGTCCAATCACATCATCAGTAATCGGAGTATCATAAGTTAATCCCCATTCGCCCTTTGTCTTTTTTATGACAGCTAACTCCCATTCCTTTTCGTTACTTGTGTAACTCCCATATCTATTATTTTCAGCGAACATTTTAACAGAAGGATCGCTACCCAACTTAAATCTAACTACACTTGCTCCATAACCATTAGCAAAATAATACTTTTTTGCTATTCCACTCCCACCTCCAGCAGGATGGGAAAATTCCTCTGATGGTTTATCAAATAATCTTATTTTCTTCATATTACTCCTTTTTATTTGGTTTATAATCTGGAAAGTCCTCTGGATCTGGTTCTGGTTCATCTTCCGCTCGTTCTTGATATTCGTTATCATTAGCCATAGACTCAGCTTTGTCCATATAGTAATAAACTTTCTTCCAGTCTTTCTTTTTTATAATCTCCTCTGCCTCTGGTGTATCCATGTAACCTTCTTTAACGCATAAGCCAAGATAGTCTTTACACTCTTTGATCTGTTCTGGGGTATATTTCATATATTACTCCTCATTAAATATCCCACTCATAATTAGCCAGAAGATGAACCAGAACCAACTGAATTTGGCGGGTGTTAAGATTACAAATAATAAATAGAATATTAAAAACATATTATTTATCTTCATTATTTAATAATTTTCTAGCCTTTAATGCTAAACAACTCTTATTATGCTGTTCTCCTTTATGTTCTCGTTCTTGATACTTACCACAAAACCTACAATAATCTTCCATTCTTCCAGCATATTCTGATTCAAACTCCCATTCTTCAGCTACAAATTTTAATATTTTTTTAACTATAGTTTCTCTTTTCATAAATTATTTCTTATTTAATTTCTCTTATAGTATCTTACTTGTTTTTGATTTATTATCCAGATTAACTCCAAAATTATCTATTGCGTTTTTGGTATCTGATGGGGTTGGATGTTCATGCTCATCTCCTTCTATATGCTCATCTCTTCCCAACTGAAGATCGTTATCCAGTTCTTTTCTCTTGGCTATTAGTTCGGGCAGGGTTGCGTTATCAATCCAAGCACAAACACGACAACCACTTTCGGGTCCAGCTTTACAATCATGATCGTATTCAGTGTGTAGAATATTCCGTAGTTCTTCTTCTTTTTTGCGGGTATTACGCTTTATTCCTTCGGCAACATCTTGGAGAATTTGTTTGGTTGCGATATTGGCTTTTGTTGTATTAGATTTCATATATTTATAAATAGTATAGCATAGTTAATAACTTTGTCAATAGTACCTTTCACTTCTTCTTTCCCCGCCTTCTGCGTTTCCTCTTATTTATTTTTCTTCGTTTTCTTTTTCGCCAAATAGCACTCATGGTAATAACCTATAAATTTCTCTTTTTAATTTTCTTCGGCAGTTTGCCAACATATCAACGGAACAAGTAGCTTTCCCTGATTGATATAAGTTAATAGCATGCTTAGGAACATTAGCGATAGTCATGATCCACTGTATAGGATAACCTTTTTTCCCTGCTTTTTTCTTAGTAAGTCTAATTTTTCTGACACTTGCTAAGTTTCCGCCCATAGCTAGATAATAGGCACCTACAAAAGTATTTTTGATTGTAACCGAAGTGGGTGTCATATCAACTTGGGGCTTAGTCGGAGCTACAAACTCTGGTCTAAGGACTAGCTCATATTTCTTTTTATTAAACGGATTAGTTAGTTTTATCTTCATATTTGCTTATATTTTCTATATCTTTTACACTTTTTATTAGAGCAAACCATTCCATAAAGAACATGACAAGAGTCGTTTTTACTTCCACACTTCTCACAATATCCCCAATAAGGTAATTTTGATAAGCGATCATATTCTTTTTGTGTTATGTATTGATGAGCGTCAGCCCAATCTCCTTTTGAACCCAATATGCCTATCCCGTTAGACCATGCTAAACCTAACTTTTTGGCTGCCCAATTCTCTGCCCTAGATTTATGCCAATCACCATTGCTAGGAGAATCTTTGAGTTGTTTTAGCCATTGTTTTTTTAACTCTGGATAACACTTCCTACAATAATGATATGGATCGTGAGGTTCTGGGGGATCATAAGAACTACAACCATAAGGGGTTTCATCATCAAAGGGGATACAATACAATCCGCACATATCACATCTTACTCTGTAATATTTATCATAACTCATATTATTTCTCCTCAAGTTGGTAGATTATATCATAACTAGCTATCTTTTTTTTCTTGCCAGTTATATTTTTTAATAACCACTCAAAATCGCTCTTAATTATATTTCTATTTATATACCCAGTATTTTCTAGTGCTTTTTTAATTTGCTTTGATTTAATTTTGATTGTCTTAGTCTCGATTTCAACCTCTTTGATTGCTGGATCTTTTATTCCACTAGCGGTCATGCTAACTACCCAACTAATTTGAGATTCCCCAAAGCGGTTTTTCTTGCTAAATATTTCCCTCGAACTATCTTCCTTAATTAGCATATAGAAAGAAGCATCGACCATGTGCTGAATTCCTAGCATTCCTGCTATCAGTCCAGCTTTAGTTGAGTGTCCAATCGCAATTAGGATTCGGTTTGTTTCTTTTACATGCTCTATTAAAGATGAAAGCCCATACTTCATCTGAGATGGAGAACCAGGTGATTGCCGAAGCGATACTGAAGAAATCATCTGTAAACTATCCACTATAATTACCTTAGGTTTAATTTCATTAGATGCTTTTATAACTTCCTCTAGCTTAATTTTATCTGAGCATAAGATTTTGGGTTCAAGCGTTTTTATCCGCTCTGCTCGTAATTTAATCTGCCCTAAGCTTTCCTCCCCAGTGGCATACAAAACTTTATATCCATGCTTTGCTATTGAGTTGGCAATTTGAAAAACGAGGGTAGATTTCCCTGCCCCAGGAACCCCAGCGAATAGTATTGCTTGACCTGGAACAAACCCACCTCCAAGCAATTTGTCAAAACCAATAATACCAGACTTAAGTCTTTTCATATTATCGGTTGGAATTAAATTTATGGGTGTAGCGATCATCTTTTCATATATTTATATATTAGCAGTATAATAACACGACTGCTAAAATAAGTCAAGCCTATAAGTGGGATGTATAACCACAACCGAGACATTCGATATATGGTTTTCCACCAGTTCTGACAGAACTACTTTCTTTAGGTAAGAAGAACCACTTGTCTTTACCACATTCGGGACACTTACCGTTTTTTTCTATTCTATCTTCTATTCTGGTATTACAACCAAGACCATAAGCGTAAGACATAGGGTCTTTAACTTCCTTTAATACTGCTTTAAAAAATTTCATATACTGCTCCTTTCAATTCTTTCAAATTTTTAAACGGTCGTGAGAAGGATATAAACAATATCCATCAAAATCATCACCCTTTTGACCATATACGCCATCTACTTCAGAAAAATCATTTCCTTCTGCGTCTGATGACATAATAATCTCAGCATTATCTGGGATGATCTCTAACATCTTCTTTAATTCTTTAGCTTTCATGCTTATTTCACCTCCTTTATTCATCTATTGCTATTAGTGCTTCTTTTATTTCTTCAACTGTATGAGTTCTGTAAAACTCAAAGTTGGGGTTTTCATCTCCTAATTCTTCGGCTAATTTGATAATTTCTTTATCAGTCATATATACTCCTTATTTAATTAAGTTTATTTTATGAACATCAATAGCAGTCGCTACTTGACCTAATCTTTTAAGATCAGATAGCCAGTTTGTTCGTTTTAATAGAACAAACTTATCTCCTAAACTGCTTTTGTGTATAGTCCACCTATGTCCTAGATGGTTAATAGTTTTCATATTATTTCACCCCCTTTATCCTATAATTCTGGTTTAATTAACCTTATAAGTTAGTTTTTATTATTTTTTTACTCAAGATGAACTTACCAGATCGTTTCTAAGCGACTTTTAGAGCTTGAGGCAGGTAAACATACCTCTTTTTTAATTAAGTTTATGCGGTGGTAGTCAAGGACGCTTGGCTACCACATCAAAACTCAATCCACCCGTGCTAACTATTTTTCAGTCCGATTACCATGTCTGGCTTCAAAGTACTTGCTTTTCCGCTTTTCATAGTAATTCCTTTAGCTTCTCTTTGTTCTGAGAAGTTACCATCTATTAGTTTATAACCAGCTAAGACAGTTTTCTCCAAAGAAATAACACTTCTAGCCCAGACTCCTATTCGTGGATCTTTGCCACGGAAGTCACCACCACCTCTACCGTTACCCTCACATACCAGCAAAGATAGGGGGTGTATCTTAAAATCCTTTTCACCCTCAATGTCTTTTATTTTCGATAAGTCGATCACTAATTTCTTGGTGTGGTTGTGTAGATAGCGATACGCTTTATCAACTTTTTTAGTAGACGGTTTTATTTGTTTACCTTTTTCCTCCATAATTGAATTGATGTTGTCTTCTGTATCTTTTTCATTATCAGCATAGTCCCCAGCCCAAACGAGTCTGGTAAAACACCAGCTACCGCCAGGAATAATTAGATTTTCAACAGCGTTCATAATTTTATTCCCGATATAGCTATGTTCCATTAGTTTTAATCCTTCTCCAGTTATGAATGTTTTTCCATCATCTCTGGTATGTTTAGTCTTAAAATCATGGGTGTATAGATATTCTTTTTTATCTAAACTGACAGGTTTATAATATTGTCCCATATTTTATTCACCTCCTTTGTGTGAAGATGTCTTCACTTTTTATTTTTTAACCATCTTATTTCCCAAGCAATAACTATGACTTGACGGATTCCATCTAATCCCCACTTGGTTTCATCTTGGTCAGATAAGCAGTAGCGTTTGAATTTTTCCTCGATATAGCTAGGGGATTTACCTGAGATCCCGCTACCGTTTTCCATCAAGGCACAAAACGCCACGATATTTTTTAACTGTGTATCGGTCATACACCTCCTAGCTTTGATAAATCATTACCCAATAAAGAATGGGGTAAGAACTTAATTTTTACTTCGGCTATACGAATATCTCCGTCACCAATATCAGTAAATTTGGCATAAACAGCGTAGCATCCGTCTCCTAATCCGCTACTAACCACAACGCCCTCTCCTGCTATACCAGAAAAGATTGGATTAAGTACTTTACTTTTAACAATGTCCTTAGTAGCGTAATCCCACTGGTCAATTAGTTTCTTATAGCTATAACCTTTAGCTTTTCCATCTGCTAATACATAGCATGGATCGACTAACATGATTTGTCCGCTATCAACAGGACACATGCCGACTTTTATCCACTTATTAAGCGGTAATTTTTCCTTACTCATAGCTTTTCACCTCCCTTCATCTTTTTATTTGCCCTCATAGAGTAATAAATTTTACCCTTAGAGAATATAATATGGTCGATAAACAAAATTCCCATGATCTTAGAGGCTTTTTCTATTCTTAAAGTTTCTGCTATGTCCTCTTTAGATGGTTTAACATCACCACTTGGGTGATTATGTAACAACACAAAACCAGCCGAGCTATACAGGATTGCTGGCTGTAGTATTTCTCTGGGTGCTAACAGTGTGCTATCTAATAAGCCCATACTAATTAACTCAGAATGTTTGAGGTTGTTTTTTGAATCGAGATATAGACCAATAAGATGTTCTTTATCCCAACTTCTTATTTTATGCTTAGCCAACTTAATGGCATCCTCAGCTTTTTTTACTTCAATCATATTTTCCTTTCTTAAATAACTGAGCCCTGTTCCCAGCGATCACTAGGAACAGAAGCAGTTATCTATGAGCGATAATCAATTATGTATGATAGTCCACTACGACTATCCACTTCTTACCAATCATGTCTTTATCTACACAATCACCATCTAGGTCAACAAAGTGTAATTCTTTCCATGAGTGGTTATCATATTCTTTCTTGTCATAACCACTATCTTCGCCCTCCCATCCTTTCAAGAAGGCTTTGTATAATTCCTCATCAACGATCATAGCGTCATCTTCATATCCCGTCTGATTATATGAATCTCTATCCCAGCATAAACCTTTATTCTTATATTTCTTTGGTGTGGCTGCTTTATACATCGCCTCTTCCATATCTTTAACTTTGGCTTGTTCTTTTTTCTTTTTGTCATCACCATAGTGGACACCAGCGACTCGGATATCTTTATCTTTTTCAAGTGCTGTAATTTTCTTTACAACACCCTTTGCCCATGTTTTGTTTGATAATTCACCAGACCAACGCCCACCAATCAGAAACCAGTCAGCTATCGGGGAAGAAAACCTCCCGCCTTCACCACAAAAGCTACTATCATCAGATAGCTGATTATTTACATATTCACGAGCCTTTTTGGATGTTTGAGCGTGTCTTTTATCTATAGTTACTATTAGTCTATAATGCATGGTTTTCACCTCCTTTCTATCTTTTAATTATTTTCCTCATAATTGATATTATTTCTCTTGGCAGGTTTTCAGATTTATTTATTAAAACAGGATTTTCATAGTTCGTTCTCATGGTTGACTCGCTAATATCAGAGCCAATACCAATACCATAAATAGTCCCACCTTTTTTCTTAATATCTTTTATATAGCTATTACGATCTCCAAACGTTTTTGATGTTTCTCCATCAGTAACGATAAATACTATACTTGGTTTGTCGCTCATATCTTTACTAATCGCTTCAAAAGCACTACCATCAACCGTACCGTCTCCAGTTGAATTATAATCATCTAGCGTGTCCAATTTATCACAATCAATACTAAATTTATATAATTTCAAGTCAAAACCTAATATTTGGCAGGTTTTTTTCAATAAACAAGCAGACATAAAAGCATGAACGGATCTTTCTCCATTCATAGATCCACTACTGTCTATAGCCATATACATATCGTAATCGGGAGCATCTGGCGTTGTTTTCTTGCTAAATATTCTTTTTGCTTTAGGAATACAAACTTTATAGGTATCTTTGCCTAATAATTTTCCACTCAGATGTTGTCCTCTCCAACGGAGAGCTGATTGTTCCTTAAGAATATCCCTTAATCTTTGAGCCAGAGTGACAGCATATGGATACATAAGAGCTGTTGCTTCTGACTCTGTGGGGCGGGATTTTATTGGTCTTTTGTTCTTAGTAGGTCGTAGTCCGAATTTATTGCCTTTACTGGCATCCGATAAACTGGCATTAGATTGTTTTCCTCGTTGTTTCTTATCCTTATCTTTTTTATTACTATTACCCTGACCACCTCTACCCTTACTACTCTGACCACTTTTCTTATTGTTTGATTTTGATTTCTTGCCCTTACCCTTGTCATCAAACAAGTCTTTAACCAGAGGTAATAATCTAGTGTCTATGAGTTCTTGGAGTTTACTTATACTATTAAGCCGTTCACATTCCCAGAGAATATCGCTGATTGCTACATGATGATTTTTGAATTTATCTGTAACTTTCTTATCAAACTTAAATCCATATTGGCATCTTTTTGCCCACTCTGCTCCATACCCAACAAGGTACCTTCTAGTAAAGTCATCTCTGGAGGAAGCTATACTAAATAAGCAGATGAAGGAAAACTGTCTTATTTTGGGTAATTTTGTAAAATCTTTATTATATTGATTAAGAAGGTTTTGAATACCCCAGAAATTCATCTCGTTAATAGGCTCTTGGGCATAATATACATAATCATTCCCTAATTTTCTTTCAATCCTGATATCTTCTAGTGGATTATATAATTCCATCATCTTTCCACCGTACTTTTTAACAGCAGGGGATCTTTTTATAGATTTTGAATATAATAAGTGTCCAATTTCATGTAGAAGTAGACCACGGACTACTCCAAAAGGTAAGCTAGTTAAGTGTCCTAAGTTATATACTAGCACTTTATCCTTAACGTTAGCTGACCAGTTATCACCAGATTTAATTTTTATACCAGTTTGACTGGATAAACCTACTGTTAAGGCTTCTATATATTGTTGGGTAGCATCCATATATGTATCCTTTAATTTATAATTAAGTATTCAGGAAGGCGGGCATCCACCCGCCATACCTCAAGACTTAAGACTTTTTCGGTACTCTCTCTAATTTTCTAACCCGTCTCTTCTCTACTCTTAATTTGATTTCTAACTTTACCTTTTCCCTTCGTAGTTTGTTATGGGTTATCTTAGTAACTGATCTTTTAAGCTTGGATTCTACCTTATAGATTTGTTCCTGTATTTTTTCCAGGTCTTCCACTTTCTTTTCATAGCTTTCTCTGAAATTCGTAGCTTGTTGTTCCAATCTTTTGATCTCTCCCTTAGTTGTTAGTATGGGAGTATCATTATCCACGCTATCTGCAGCGGACTTAAACACAGCATGGTAGAAATCTGTAAAAGCTAGCCTCTCATCCTTTCTGGATTTGTTAGCGATTGCTTTAACATAAGCAACTTCTGGAGAAATTCCGTTAAGAATCAAATTCCCCCAGTGAAGTAGGGTTCTAGTAGAAATACAAAGCATGGTTTTCTGCTCGTTGTAGGCTTTTCTAGCCATCCAAGCAACAGTTACCATCTTTTCAATTAGTTCTTCATTGATACCCAATCTGCTTTTAAGCAATTTTCTTTCTTTGGCAGGTTTCAATACTTCAATGTCCAAAACAACAGCGAACCTATCTAAGAACGCTCGGTTTAATCCTCTAGTCCCCTCGTAGTCGGGGTTCATAGTGGCAAAAAACCGAAAGTCTTTATGCGGTCTTATAATATCACCGTTTGGTAAAGATATTCTTTTATCTTCGTCCAATAAGCCATGAAGAATAAACATACAATCGGGTGGAGTAGCGTTAATCTCATCCAACACAACCATATGTCCTCTAATCATAGCATCGGTTAAAATCCCCTGCTCGTAGTAAGTAGAGCCGTTCTTGACTGACTTAGAGCCAATCAATTCATCTGGAGTGTTATAACCATGCATATTGATACGGGTATATCCCTGTTTTCGTTTATAAGCTAAATATCGGACAATAGAAGTTTTTCCTGTACCAGCTTCACCTACGAATAGGGCTGGAAGATCTTTTACCATAGCAATCGCAATGGCTTCCTTATCAGCACTGGGTAGCTTTATATCAAAAGCTTCAGTTGGAATAAGGCTGGATTTCTGATAGAGGATATCTATCTTATGTCCGCCATAGGAAAACTTCTTTTTGTTTGTTTTTTCCATTATTTTTTCACCCCCTCTCAAGGGTTTATTTTTATATTGAGTATTAGCCTCATGGGTAAATTAACCCATGAAGTCAAAACTTAATTAACAACTTTCTGTCGAGTAAGCGGACGACTGCTTCTAGCAAGTGCTGACAGTTTTTTACCCATCTCTGGGTTTTTTGAACTAAGACTAGAAATAAAATCCTTCATATCTTCTGCTACTTTTTCTGCTACTTTAGGATGTTGGTTTACGAACTGTTCTATAAATCTTTTCTTTAATCTCCTGACGGCTCCATCTAATTGAGACATTGTTTTTGCTAGATTACCTCCCGTGCCAACTGTTCCACACATGGTTGCGTCGGAATTTTTAATCGACTGTGCAATATAAACCAACCCTCGGACTTTCCTTCTTTGGATATCTCCGTCTGGTGTTTTGATAGTTAGCTCTATATAATTTTTCTCCATAATATGTTCACCTCCTTTATAAATACGGTATTTTTATTATTTATTTAATTAAAGTGATAAAGGGAACTACAATTTGGACTCTCCCTTACTTCAAATACAATATTTGGTTCTTTTTTAGTTCCACCAACCAAACACTTATGTCTTAAAAACCTTCCCTTATTAACTTTGATAAATTCTTTCCAATGCCAAGGTTTAACATGACACCTAACTTTTAGACCATCATACATTTCTACAACCTCCCAACTTTTAGCCCAAAAAAGCTCCCTAACAACATTATCAACTTTCATCTCTCCAGGGAATTCAACAAAACAAACAATACGGTTGCCCCAGAATAAATCTAACTGAGTTTTTTTAACCCAGAATTTATGTTCTCTAAGATTTATCTTTTTCATAACTATTCACCTCCTTAATAAAAACTCCACTTAGAGTAGGAATTACTAAGTGGACATAACAAGCGTGGAGTAATAGATATTATTCTCCACTATTTAACTGGTTAATATATCTTATTATATCATAGTATAGCTTATAAGTCAATAGGGTGAAATAAATCACAGTTTGACTCCAACTAATTAGGTTTGCCCACCTTTCGATGGGCAAATCTCTTTATTTGGACTTAGCTTTCTTATATGCTTCCTTAGCTCTTTTAGCTTTATGGGCTTGCTTTACAAGTTCTTTCCACTCAACTTTTAATTTTTCCCATTCCTTTTGGACATTATCATTTGGAAAAGTAAAGTTAAGAGATGCTATCCAAGCCCAAAACATAGCTGTCCAGTTATGTGTTGTTTTCCAAAGCATAAACATGCCAACTATAAAGCACAACCAAGTTAATTTTCTGGCTGTCATATTTTTCACCTCCTTTAAGGTTTAATTTAGGATTTCTGCTAGTTGGTCAAGATTAACTCAACCAACCGCACAAATTCTAAGATTTGCTCATGGTAAAATTAAAGCCGTATCTTCCAACGACTCTTTTCTTTTTACCTCTGGAAAAGATTGTTCCTTTCCCAAACTTTCCGATTTCCCTCCATCCAAGCATCTTAAGAGGAAAGAGAGAAATCTGCGTTCTAATTGGTCGCTTTATCATATAAAGCATCCTCCGCATTAAATAATATCTCACAATCACAATGTCCACCGTTAGCTTTGGCTATTCCTAAAAGCTTTTTAACATTAGCTTTGGAAACGCCCATCTTTTTCAAGATAGCTTTGGCGTATTTGTGATCGTTTTCGCAATTCCAGATGTTTTCTCCTCTTTTATCTACACGGAAATTACATCCTTCCTTGCTTCCAAGTCGCCTTAAAAAATCGTCGACTTCGATTATGGATAGCATATTTATTTCACCCCCTTATTGGCAAAGTATTTTCTAAAAGGTTTTAATCCTCGGAAACTGCTCCACTTCTTAATCATAAGATAGTGTCCAGCAAAGGCTTCAGCTACGGTTGACCATCTTTGCTGATCTAAGCTTTTTCCTAGACTAGATAACCCCTTTCCTCTTTTATGTTCAAATACCATAGTTTCAAATATAAGAGGTTTTCCAAGTCCATGACTATGATCTAGTCCGAGCCAAACGGTTGATATATACAACCCGTTTTTCAGAGTTTCCTGCTTGACTTCTCGGAGTTTTTTATTTTCATAGTCTTTTGCCCAGCGTCTAGTAGCCCATTTGCTAGTATAGGGAGTTCCATCACGCTTATAATATAACGGTTTCATAACTTTTCACCTCCTTTATTGGTAATAATTAAGATTTCTATTAGGTAACCGATAATTTCAGTTACCCTAACAAATCTTAAGCTTTGGATTCAATACACAAATCATCATCCAAATCACTAAGTTTTTTAACATGGATAATTTCCTTGTCTTCGGGTGTAAAATTGTAAGTTTCACGGAAAATATCTTTTACAGCTTTCCTTGCTTTTTTAAGATTTTTAGCGGATAGAATATGAACCCACTTTATGTTAACTTCAAAGCAGTATTGTTTTTCTGCCATAATTTTCCACCACCTTTCGTGGTTATAATTTTTACTTAGCTATTCAGTAAGGGAGAGAAATTAATCTCTCCCCACACTCAGTAGCTGAGTGGACATCGTCCATCGCTGATTGGAGTCCAGTTATGAGTTCCCCTGCCATTGGCGATTGCCCAAGCAAGAGCATCAATAGACTCCCTTGGATTTGTTCTACTGATTGTCGTTGGTCGATTTCTTAGTCTTTGAAATCCTTTCCATGTGTTAAGCCAAAATTGTGCGAATCCCATTGCTTTTCCATTATCCCCAACAGCGTTTTGGTCATATTGACCAATGCCTCTGTTGCTTTCATGGAAGATTACACAGTGAAGCACATATCTTGGAACGCCATATTCAACGGCTGCCTCAGAAATCATATTATCCACAGTTTCTTGTCGGATAATTGTTATTGTCTGAGTTGCAACAGGCGATAAAATTTCGTGAGTATCAAAAGTTACTTTGTAGACCCGAATTAGTATCGCTAGGATTATAACTAAAAGCGTTATAACGACAACTTCGAACTTCCAGCGAGGGACGGCTTTACCTTTTGTCATAAAGGTTTCACCTCCCTTACGGATATTAAATTGTTAATTGAGCTTTAACAGCTCAGGCAACGGATCAGAAGGATCATCGGGCATCTAGTCCCTCCCACATCTAATCCGCCACCCAAGCTGTTAACTTGGGTCGAGTATTACCCCACTGCGATTTATTTTAATAACCCAACTTGGTATTCTCCCAAGCTGTGTCCATCTGGTAATCACTAACTCTTAAATCTTCGATCCACTTATCAATATCTCCTTCGCACTTTAGGAAGGAATAAGCTATAACTTGAGTAGCACAGAGATTACCCATTCTATCTCCTTGGACTCCCATAGCTATCCAATCGAAAATTCGGTATTTTGCTATTTTTAAGTCAAAACTAGCTTGTTGAATATTGCCTCCAAAGAAGTCTAAAGTGGCTAAGACTGTTTCTAGTTCATCTGGTTTTAGATTATTAGCTAATCCATTATGTCTAGTATCTTTGGGCTTACAAGCCATTACTTTATCCCATGTAGACTGTTTGGACATATAACTTTCACCTCCTTTTCTTTGTTTCTGATATTATCCTCTGGACTAAAGCGGTAACTATAGCTTGTAAATCACTCCGAGTAAATTCATCTCGGTTATCCACAAGCTCTAAAATTTCCTCCTCATACTCCAAGGATTCATCACTATACGGACTTTTATCCATAAATAGCTCCTTTATTAATAATCTTTTGGTAAATTGTATAGGCGTGGTTTTTATCTATTTTCCTTAAGTATTTTTCCGCTTTGTTTTTATCCAAGATATCAGCTAATATTTTTATCTGCTTCAAAAGTATTTCGGAAAGATATTGCTGTTCTGCTTCGGTTAATTTGATTGTTTTTAGCATAACTTTCACCTCCTTTATTTTTTCTTGGACGAGAAACTTCTCTTGATCCAAGGTTGATATTTCCCGTCTAAACTTCGTTTTCTTTCTATCCGCACAATTCCAATGGGGGCTACCCTTAGTAATTGCTTGGAATATACGAGAGCTTGGCGTTTGTTAGTGCGAAACTCTCCGATTTCTTCAATAGTTTTATCGGGTAATATAACACTTAATCTGTAAAACATATTTATTTGGGTAATTTAATAACTTTTATTTTCCTTACATGTATCTCAGGAACTGAAACACCCAAGGCTCTGAGTAATTGGATACTCGTTGACTTGGGTTGTCCAAGCTTCTTTAGCTTGGATATAGACTTATGATATTTTATTTCCATCCATCTTCTAGTTCTTCCAACTAGAGTTTCGCTTAGTGTATCGGAAACCCAAGCGAGATGGACGGATTCTCTGATTATATTTTTATCTATTTCATATTCCATAATTCACCGTTTATGGATTTAATTGATAATTTGGAATTTAGCTCAAGAAGGTTCTCGCTCCCTGAGCAAAATCACAAATTTCTAGGTGGGTAGCTCATACTCATGGATTTGCTATACATCTGGTTTTTGTATGCTCTTGTTTTCGCATGGAATAGTTTTGAAAAAAAACACTGAAAATCTTTCGTGGAATTTTCGTGTTTGATTTTTTCATAATATCACTCTTGGAAATTGAGTTTTTTACTATAGGACTTGACTAACTTAATCAATCAACAAAGATTTTAACTTATAATTTATAATTATCGGCCTTGATACTGTTTCAAGTTAGAAACGATAACATCAATCATAGTCTTTTGATCGTTAGAGACTATGTTCTTAATCTTATTGACAGTATCGACAGACATATCTCGAAACAATTTTGCAGAAGTATTATGGGCCTTATTCCAATACTTCTTTTTCTTATTGTCTTCTTGTCTTTTAACTGACTTATAATCTTCAGAGTTAACAAGTTTTTTCTTCTGTTCTCTGAGTTGTTGTCGCAATTGTTCTAGTTTTCTCAGTTCAACAGCGATTTTATTGTAATTTTTAATTGTATTACTCATAAATATCTCTTTTCACTCTGTTGACTGATTGTGTTAGTCAAGCGTTTTCTGACTGACTTCGTTATATAGTCAAGATTTATTTTTTTATTGATATTTTTGTCTTAAGTTGTTTAACTCTGTTAAAAAGTTATCATCAAGTTGTGATAACTTATGATAAGCAACACAATCGAAACAACTGTCAGCGTTAAGTTTATCATCATCACGAAGAAAAACTAGCAGATCGTTAAAATAATCAAGTGATAAAACAGAAGAAAAAACTTTTCTTTGTTTTTTTGTTAACATCTTTTTATATAAGTTAGTCATAAAAATCTCTTTTCACTTGACTATATAAAGCAGTCAGTCAGTTCTGATAGTCTTAGTTAAGCAGTCAAGTATAAATAATTAGTAAGTTAGTAGTTTTCAAGATTGTAAAAATAATCTAAACAAGCGTCAGTTGCGACTATTTCGTATCTGTTATTGTTAACATAAGTTAAACATTTTTTAACAGATTGGAAACTTATGTCTTCATTGATCGCATAATTAAGATCATAAGCAAGTGAGTAAAAATATTCGTAACAATCGTATTTTTTTAACACTTGCAATTGATTGTCTGATGTTTTTATCAAGCAATTCTCAACAGTAAACTCGAAGTCTTTTCTTTCATAACTTCTCGATATGTTAAATAATAACATTGAGTAAAACAAAAACAATACAGTTAAATAAATAAATCGTTCTATTTTATCTATCATAAGTATCTCAATTCTCTTGACTACTTAGATAAGACTATCAGATTTTAAGATCATCAGATGTATCAAGTCTGTTGTTGTCTGATCTGTTTGTTAAAGTGTGATCTCTTTTCTGTATCTGAGACGATGAAAAATTACTTATACTAATATCATCAGTAACTTAACGATAAACTATTATACAAAATTGTCAAGTAGCAATATAACAGAGAAGAAAGTCATCAGAATCCTATAGTATCAGTTTCGAGGTCTGTTGGAATTTTTACTATTTCGACTATATATACTTAGATAACAGATTAAAGATATTAAAAGACTTGTCCTGTTCAATTCTAACGCATTTTATTATTATTGATGATGATTTATGCGATATGAAAAACAGCGTGTCTTAGAAGTAACAGTTTCGTGTCCGATAGTAGTTACTATAGTGTATCTTATATCATCTTACATCATACTATAGGACTATACAGATGATCACATTACTATAGGACAAAAGATGATGATATAGTACTACATTATAAGTTATCCAATAGTGTTTATTATAAACGCACTTAACAGGCAGTATAGTCAACACTATAAGTCATTTCTCTATGGATCTAAGACTATAGTGTGATACTACAGGACATAACTTATAGTAATAGTTATAGTTAGAACTAGACTGTATAGTTTATGTTATAGGATTCTAGTACTACATAGATGATTTCCCCATAGTAAATACTACAGTGTTAGTAGTTAGTAGATAGATGAATGGAATTATATAGCGTATATCTTCTAGTGTATTGTTATAGGACTATCTCTTGATTAGTAGTATCATCACTCTACTATAGGACAACTCATAGTATAGAAAAGATTATATCAAACGGAATTTTAACAGAGTAGTTATGCGTTTTCTTCTCTCATGTGGAACACTATAGGCCCCCTAGTCAGAAAATCTATTGTGGATAGCCTATAGTGGGTACCGTACATCGTTATTGCTTAAACTGTACTTCATATACCCATCTGTCGACACTTTCCCTAATGTAATGCTATATATAATGGGAACGGGGTTTTCTACTCTGGAAGCAATGGAGCAATCCAGGAGACTATGTCTACTAATCGTAAACTAGCTACTTCCGTTAGGCCTGCCCTAAAATCAATGACAAATACCCTATAGTCTTTACTACAAAAGACGGTAATTAAAAAAAATAGAAAGGTAAATGGCGATAGAAATCTGTCGACACATATGCTATAATAAGCTACTCTTTGATAACTGAATAGCTGGGAGGCGAACGAATCGCAGAATGTTCAGGTGTTGCCCGATTCCTGATATTACGGGCTCTTTGTAAGGTTCAAGTCCTTGCCCCAGCTACTGAGTTATTTATGATATAATCTATATATGGCGATTACTTCCTCAGCTTACGATCCTCTTAGTGCCGAAGATCGGCTTAAGAGAAGAACACGCGGTATTTGTACCCTTCAATGCCGTAGCTGTAAATCTCATGTTATTGCCCACATCACCCCGAGCATAGATAAAAAAATAGAGAACCTATTGCCAATAACTTATGAAAATCTTTATTCATCGTGCCCAGTTCCAAGTAAAATTAGGATAGAAGTGTCATATCTAGTCGACTACACCTGCTCTCATTGTGGATACAAAGAAGAACGTGCTTGGAAAGAACCAATGTTTAAATTACTATATGAATAAGAAACAGCCTAGACCAAAGAAAAACAAACTACCCGCAGTCTGGGATCTAGTTATTTTGGATATGAATAAGAGAGATAAATTCGGCCTGGAGAGATATGGTGTCAGATTACAGCCCCATAATGGTAGAAACGTTTTACAGGACGCCTACGAAGAGGCTTTAGATTTAGTAGTTTATCTAAGACAAGCAATCTATGAACAAGAACATTAAATAATTGGCGTGATTAATGTCGCGATTATGGCGTGATTATGAACAAGAACATTAAATATTAACAATTATTATATAAAGGTCTATATGAAAAACGAAACAATCTTAAAGAAAGCCATAGCCAAAGCAGTAAAGAATGGGTGGAGGGGTGATTTGGATTTAGAACTTATTAAAAATGACTATTCTGTAACTTGGGAATTATATAGTCCTGGGGGTTGGAAGTTAAACGATGGGAGTATATTAGGCGAAAGGTTTTATTTCTCCCCTGACTTTGCTAAGGCTTTTTTTGGTGAAGAACCACTTGAAGGGTGGGAATATTACCAACACCAAATGTTAGATGAGATTCAAGAAGGTAGAGACCCTATTAAGTATTTACAGAAGTTTTTATGAAACAACCTATATCTAAACAAATTGGGAAACCCAGAAAGGAAAGTATGAAAGAACAAATTATAATTACACCACATCATCCAATTTACAAGGAATACTTGAGAGAAAATAATATAGATAAAGAAAACACTATTTTAGTAAGTCATGAGCATCACTTAAGAGGGCTTAAAAGAGGCTTAGAGATTATATTGCTTGGTGATTGGTTTAAGATAAAAAATATCAGAGATGAATTAGAAATTTATCAACCTGGATTTATAAGGAGATAGATATGAGCTTAGGGGGTTTAATTATTATAGTTTTATTATTCTTAATTTATCAGAAGGATTAACCTATGAAACAACACATCACAGTTAAACAACGAGATGAGTTATCTAAGAAGGGGAAAAAGAGGTACGAGGACTTGTGGATTAAGAAGTATTTAGATAGAGATTATAAGTTAATAAAAGAATTATTTGGTGATAAAAAGGCTCTTGAAGATCCTAAAACTCTAAAGACATATGCTGAAGTTGAGTATATGGAAAAGAACCCTCTCCTCAACATAGGTCAGATGATAGAGTTTTTAGATGAGAGATGGAAGTTTATAGGAATATCAAAGTGGGCTAATAATAAATATAGTGTTACAGATACAACACATCATAACAGTAGATTCAGGAAAGAATTAATAGATGCCCTCTGGGTAACTTGTAAGGAGATATTTGAAAGATGAACAAAGACTATCAACATCTTTTCTCTATTATTGCCTTTCTTATCGCTATCTCTATTCTAGTGATTAGTTTCATCAGTCATCTACGTTAAAAGCATTACTTGACACTTTATACTTCCACATAGTATAATATCCTTACATGAAAAAACTCATTCATGACAACCCTTTTTACATCTACACGATATGATAAAGCACGTTAAGAAGGCAAATATGTGGGTTGTTACTATAAAGACAATCAATGAGAGAGGTAGGGAAGGATTCGAGCGTACTTGGTTTTCTACTCGAGAGAAAGCTGAAGAATTTCAAAAAGAACAGAACTTAAATTAGCCATATCTTTATGGGAAAAACGTGCTATAATAACTCAGAGAAACATAAACCTGAAACATCTATGAACATGGATAAAGTGTTGAATAAACAAATAAGGGAATGGTATGAAAGAGTGTTTGTTCTACCCAGATGGTGCGTTTTTGAGCAGAAACGAAATAGCAATAAAAAATTGTAAGGAGATAAAACCTCTATTTGATATGGCTACAGTACCTGCTCCAGATGCCGCTTGGTTCGCAAAAAAGGCTGACGAAAGAAAAGTGGACATGGATGTTCTCGATCCTCACTTTTTTTACACAAGGATTGTCTATGGCGACAGTCCTGTTTTATTATGTGTCCAATCAGACACTCACTTTGGGGCGAGGTCAATGGAAGTAAATAAGTTCGAGAAGGATCGTAAAGCGATCATGGAAACTCCCAACGCTAAAGTTGCTTTATTAGGGGATATTGTGGACAATACTTGGTTTGCTTCAGGGATGTATGAGCAAACTCACGAACCTGAGTTTCAACACCTATGGGCTAAACAAGTAATGAGGGAATATTTTAACAAAGACAAGTTAGCTTTTACTTTAGGTGGCGACCATGATGAAGTGTGGGGATTTAAAAGATCAGGGTTATCAATGTATCGGGGGATTCAGAGGGCGATTGGGGATTTCCCGTTTATGATTGGTCCAGCTAAAATAGAGATTGTAGTCGGAAATCAGATGTATAAAATAGCCTGTTGTCACAAAGGAAAAGGCTCGTCTATTTACTCAATTAGCCACGCCGCTAGGCGCCTCGAAAGAGATCGCTTCCACGGAGCTGATGCTTTCATAACCGCCCACCACCACGAAAGAGCAGTTGACCATGATGAGGTAGAAGATTGGGAAGGTAAGCGTGACGTTCTATATTGTGCTTCAGGAGGTTACAAACTTCAAGACAGATTTTTAAGTAAAGAGGCTCAGAGGACAGGACAAATTGGAGGAATTGCTTTATTGATGAATAGCAATAAGCATGAGATTTTAGGATTCAAAGATATTCTTCAGGGCATAGAATACTTTAAGAAGTTATTTTGATATAACCAAAAAGGAGATTAAGTTATGGATAAATCAAAGAAAGTAAAGGAATACATAAAATTCAAGGATGGTTCAACTTGGTTTCCTTTGAGGCAAGCCTCAGAGATATTCTTTAATGATGATGTTTACACTTATGAAACAAAATATGGTAGAAGAAAGTTACTAACACCCTAAAGGATTAACTATGCTAAAACAACTTTATAAACCAAAGAAGGACTTAAAAGAGGTAGTTTTGGAATTGATAGATATGGTTAGTGGAATAGCATGGGAACAAGCAAGTCGCAAGACAAGCGGGGAAGACCCCTATAAAGATATAATGGCTCGGTGTATAGAATTAACTGACGAAGTACACAAATGGGGAAAAGCAAAATCAGCAATAAAGGATTCAATATAGCAAATTTGACAATTAACTTTACAAATAACTTTACAATAGTCGAATATTAGTCAAATATTAGTCGAATAGGTAGAGTTATTTTCTATTTTAGACAAAAAGTGATAAATAAATCGACTTTATACCCAACTTTGATATTATTTTGACTGAAAATACACAAAAAGGTCGACTTTATTCCTAGAAATACACAAAATCAGCGAATTATATGATGCTACATGATATACAGGTGATAAACTGTCTACTAATCGTAAACACAACAAAGTCAGACTTTGAACCTAATCCTTATCTTCACAAACCTATAGTCTTAATTAGTGTCGCACAATGTAGTGAACATGTGACGCTGTGTAATGCTGTAACATTCTGTAACATTCTGTAATGTAACACCTACATGTTGACTAATCGTAAACTTTACCAAAGAATCCAAGCATATCTTCCTGGCCTACGTGGTAATTTAACGAGCTTGTCCCAATCTCTCTGTCTTAAAGCTTGTTTCCAACTTCTACGATGTCTTCTCCAGAGCATCTGCTTAACTTCTTTCTTTCTATCATCATCTATCTCACAATGATGATATGGATATGGATCGGGACTTCCCTGTTCAGGTCTTGGCAATCTATATTCAATTTCAACATAGTCGCCAGCTAAGCGATTCATCAAGTCACAAGTAGTATCACTTGGGGGAATAAGTTTCTTTTCTCTTATAATAAGTGGTCCGTAGTTAAGCCAATACTGCTTACTACGATATTTCCACTCATGTTTATGTGTGTGGCTCATAACAGACGTATAGTCATCAACTTTTGTGATTAAACTATCACGTTGCCATGAGATTCTCCTATCTAGTATACTTGGTTAATACCTCATAATTATACTTCATAAAATTACACTTGACAAGTGTGTCGACACTTTTGTATACTAGAGTTGCTCTAGTGAGTGGACTAGATATCGCTTATTTAGGTAAACCCTTTCTGAAGCAATAAAAAACAAGTTTTAGTAATAAACTGCTAAAATCTGCGTTCTCTTAAATCTGGGGAGTCGCTTCGATCTTCCAAGCAGGATAGATCATTAAGCTCTCCAGTATTAAGCGAAAGCTGTTGTTGCTCTTTAACAATTTAATATGGTGGTCGTATTCGAGAGGTCTCAGAAGGTTGCCTGTGAAGTGACCCACATGGGTTCGAATCCCATCGACTACCCCAGCAAGATTAGTTAAGTGGCTTAACTACTGATTTCCAATCAGTTGACAGGAGTTCGATTCTCCTATCTTGCTCATATTTAACTTTTATAAAATAATTTATTTTATTTATGGATAGATTTTGGAGTAAAGTTAATAAAACTAAATCCTGTTGGTTATGGACTGGTGCCAATAGAGGTACTGGATATGGCTGTATAAAGGTAGATGGTAAAACTGTTGACTCTCATAGATTAAGTTGGAATTTACACTTTGGAAAAATTCCTAAAAATAAAGTTGTCTGTCATAAGTGTGATAATAGACTTTGTGTTAATCCGAAACACTTGTTTCTCGGTAGCATGAAAGAAAATACTGCCGATGCTATGTCGAAAAAAAGACATAGATTGCCAAATAGAAGTAATAGAGCAACTGGAGAAAAGCAAGGATGTCACAAACTAACTTGGAAATTAGTAAGAAAAATTAGAGAAGATTATTCTAAAGATTATAGTTTGACTCATAGGGGATTAGCAAAGAAATATAAATTAGCATATAGTACAATCGGTACTATGTTAAGGCAAGAATCTTGGAAAGAATAAGTATCTTGCTCCAAGCTGTATTAGCTCATCTGGTAGAGCATCTGTTTTGTAATCAGAAGGTGGTTGGTTCGAGTCCAACATATAGCTCCATACTCGTGTAGTTCAACGGCAGAACGACTCCCTGTTAAGGAGAAGATTTAGGTTCGAATCCTAGCGTGAGTGCAGAATGGTTTGTTAGTCTAGTCTGGTATGACACTACCCTGTCAAGGTAGAAATCACGGGTTCAAATCCCGTACAAGCCGCAAACTGCGATAATCTTGGGTAGAGGCACTGAATCATAATCAGTTGCAAGTAGGTTCGACTCCCACTATCGCAACACAAATTGGGCGAGCATGTACCAAGGCTGGCGAGATTGCTTTGCAAGCAAACTGTGATGGGTTCGATTCCCATCTTGTCCACAAATCAACTGGTTCGGTTTTAAAGCCTTACTGGATTGATCTTGGGAAGTGAGATGACATATATTGTATTTTACTTCCCCCATGACCTGTTGGCGAAGGAGAAACGCAGCTGTTTGCAAAACGGTTATGCACTGGTGCGATCCCAGTACAGGTCTCACATGTAAAGGTAGTCAAGTTGGTCACGACGGATGTCTGAAAAACATCAGATATTGGTTCGATTCCAATCCTTTGCACAAACTACGGAATAGTGTAACGGCAACACGGAGGACTTTGACCCCTCAGATTCTAGGTTCAAATCCTAGTTCCGTAACAAAAAGCTGATGTAGTCTTCTAAAGAGGGAGAGCGGACTGTAAACCCGTAGCCTAATCGCCAACCTAGGAGCATTACCTAGAATCAGCACACATGGAAGATTACACGCGTAATTGGCACCGCCTCTGTTTTGAAAACAGCGACCGCAAGGTCTTGTAGGTTCAACTCCTACATCTTCCGCCCGTTTAAGTTCTTTGACAGTTAAATATAGCGGGTGGGAGGTAAGTATCTCGATAGGCTCATAACCTGTCTTAACTGAGTGCGATTCTCAGATTCCGCTACGGCCCTGTCGTCTAGAGGCAGGACAGATGTTTCTCAGACATCAGGCTAGGGTTCGATTCCCTACAGGGCTACTAAAAGGCGATATAGTGTAAATGGCCAACACACTTCCCTTTCAAGGCAGAGACTATGGGTTCGATCCCCATTATCGTCACCAAGCCAAATTGGTGGAATAGGTATACACGCGAGTTTTAGAAACTCGTGCCGTAAGGTATGTAGGTTCGAATCCTATATTTGGCACACAAGTAGTCTGAAAGAGTTTTTACTCTTGAAACCACGCGTAGGTTTGTAGCCTACAAGCTGGGAGACAGGCTACTATGCTTCAGTAACCCAACTGGTAGAGGTAATCGGCTTAAAACCGACACAGTATAGGTTCGAATCCTATTTGAAGCACACGGGCATGGGGAATCTGAGGAACTCCGAAGAATCCCGAACGTGCCCCGTTTGCTACTTTACCCCAACTGGTAGAGGGATCGGATTCAAAACCCGAGTAGTGAAAGTTCGAATCTTTCAAGTAGCACCATGCTGAAGTATTACATCCGTGTTATACTCAGCTACAGATGAGTAGCCAAGCGGTAAGGTACCTCTCTGATACAGAGGAGATCATTGGTTCGAATCCAATCTCATCTACACAGTCCCTACCTCGAAAGAGCGTCTGTTCACTCGTAAGGGTTTCAAGAGGGGAATTAACGGCGTAAATCTAAGTCGTAAGATATGGTTTATAGCCGCATATGGGCTTGTATAGTTTCGACAGATTACAAGTTTAATATCTGCATGTCGATTGACACATCGTTAAAGGTCCAAAGACATAATTGCAAAAACAATTAGGGGTTTCCTCGCCCAACTTAAAGAGGACGTGAAAGAAACAATCGTTTCGTTTGTGGGCATGTTTTTTTCACCAACCAACGCAAACTACGCTTTTGCTATTTGAGCTTAAAATCAAAAACGCTGATGAGGGTGTCATATACCTTACGCATCCATTAGGATACTAAACATGTAGATGATGTTAAATTAATAGTCTGGACGTGGTTTCAATACCACCAAGTCCACAATAGGCGATTAACTCAGCCTGGTCAGAGTGGCGGTGTTACATACCGTTCGTCGGGGGTTCAAATCCCTCATCGCCTACAATTGGGGATTAGCTCAATGGCTGAGCAACTCTCTTATACAGAGTAGGTTATAGGTTCGAATCCTATCTCCCCAACAAAATACTCTCGTAGCGTAGGGGACAACGCACCTGATTCCTAATCAGGCATACATAGGTTCGATTCCTATCGAGAGTACAAAGCCTCTGTAGTTCAACGGACAGAATTGCGACCTTCTAAGTCGCGGATCAAAGTTCGATTCTTTGTGGAGGCACTGCCAAGTAGTGTAATCGGCAACACGTGTGGTTCTGAGCCACAAGATTGTAGGTTCGAGACCTACCTTGGTAACATCAGAAAGCGAGATGACGCTTGAAAAAGAGGAAAGTCCAGACTGCATGGAACAGACTGCTTAGGTTAAATCCTAAGACGGGTAAAACCGCTGATTAGAGCTACAGAGACGAGCACGCCGCCTTCTACTAGAAGGTCGCATGGTGAAACGAGCAATCTCCGTCGCAGCAACTTCCGAATTGACCGTTTGAGGATGTTCCACCAAGGTCTAAAGTTCGAAGGCATAGACAGATGTCATCATAAAACAGAATCTGGCTTATTACTTTCTGATAACGGGTGCATAGCTCAGTTGGTCAAGAGCGTCTGCCTTTTAAGCAGAATGTCGGGGGTTCAAGTCCCTCTGCACTCACAGAATGGGTCATTAGCTCAGTTGGTAGAGCACCTCGCTCTTAACGAGGTTGTCGTAGGTTCGAGACCTATATGACTCACAAAGCTCCTATAGCTCAATGGACAAGAGCGTCGGTCTTCGAAACCGCAGGTTGCAAGTTCGAATCTTGCTAGGAGTACTAAAATAAAGTAAGATAGATGTGCTACTTTAAACACCCCAATAGGTTGGGGCGTAGCATATAATTAAGAGCTTATAGTCGCTCGGCGGAACCAGACATGAGCTGTCAAACCTATCGTAACTTATGTAAACTTCCGCCATTGACTAGGAAGGTTGCCAGAGTGGTAATGGAGCGGCTTGCTAAGCCGTAACGGGCAACCGTTCATAGGTTCGAATCCTATACCTTCCGCAAAATAAGAGCGAATGTTCCAAGGCTGGCGATGGGGACTCCAAATCCCCGTGGGTAAGTTCGATTCTTACCGTTCTTGCAAAGACAACAACAGTAATAGCTAAAACAGGGTGTAGCGTAGTCTGGCCAACGCGCGTCGTTTGGGACGATGAGATCACTGGTTCAAATCCAGTCATCCTGACACATGAAATTTTTTAATACAGACGAAAACGGTTATCGCACTTTTATAGAGTGGGAAAAAGGATACGTTAAACTATCTAACGACTGGTCACAGTTTGCTCATCAACGAGGATATAACTGGCTTGACTTTAAGCTTATTCAGTTTGAAGTAGAGCTAGATCGTATGTGTGGAGAACACTTTTCGATAAGATTGTCTTTTCTCGGATTTGGTATGTATATCCAGCAATATATAAGACAAAACGAAAAAGGCAGAGCTATGATGAAAGAAATAGATAAAATAGAAACGATAGAAGAAAACCATCAAACCCAAATCAATAAGTTAAAAACGAAAATTAGGGGACTAAGAAGTGAAAACCGAAAACTCAAACAAACCTGAAGACATCCGCAGTTTAGCTGCGGATTTAATTTATGGTCGAAATATCAAAACCCCAGAAGGTGCTATTGTAGCGTTAACAAAGCAAGCTGAGAAAGATGTTCTATGGGCGATAAAGCAATTTGAGGATGAGTTATTCGTCAATAGAATCTCCAAGATGGATCCCGAAAAGGAAGAATCCATTAAACGTAGCGTCATCTTAGACGCTGTTTTATTTTCCCTCAGACATGTAAAAGAAAAAGTTAAAGAAAAGTATAAAATTGAAATAAATTCATGAGAATCTCTGTAAGAAAATTTCAACGACACGCTTCAGAATACTTAGATAAGTTACCTATAGTATTAACGAGGTACAATAAACCAGTGGCGAAAATCACTCATATGTTTGGCTCCAAAAGAAAAAAGCCTAACGGAGAAAAAAAGACCTGTAAGCATGGATTTGCTACGGGTCTCTGTAAATTTGGGTGTAAATAGACCTTGATGACCCATAATACATAAAACTGTTTACTTTGGGTCAACTGTGTTGTATAATAAGATTATATAAATATGCTGAGATGTTCTTATTGTAAAAAACCTCTAGATCGACATGTTTTTTGTGGTGCCTCATGTAAAACGATGTATCATCGTAAAAGAAAAAATAAGGCTTCAAAATTCTTAAAGGAATCTGCTAACTCTGGTTTGTGTACTCATGGTAATAAAAAAGGGGAGTGTATTCATGGTTGCTAATTTTACACCAGATAATGAAATTTCAGAAGACTCTCTAAATTTAGCATCTGGACTGAGAACATATCCTGATGCTGTTAATATCAAAGGTCGTACTCATAGATGGTCTATATATAATGAACAGCCTAGGGGTATGATACTAGATCAAAAGACTGGTCAATTAAGAGATATGACTAAAACAGAAAAAGCAGAAAGATTCTTAGATGAGGCAGTTAACGGTGAATATTTTTCTGGTCCAACTCTGTCTGGAATGAATTTAAACCCAAACGCTAATATTATAACAACATCATCATAATATGGCATACACCCCACAAAAATCTATTCATATGTCAGACGCAGAAAAACCTACTCAAAGTAAGCCAACTATTCGTCAGAAAACAATGGGTGGATATGTAGTTGTTCATGATGGTTTTAGAATTGACATACCCCAACAAAAGTTTTCTTCTATCACAAAATTCCTACATGAGTTTAATATATCATCTAAGGGGAGTTCTCATCTTTTCGCTTATTGGCTTGGATATTTAATGTCTAGGGTCAAACCTACTTATAAAAGAGCTAGATGTCGTTGGTGTGATAAGTATATTAAGAAAGAAGATTCTTACCAACGCAAACCCGATCAATACACGCCTTCTCCTTTTCATAAAAAGTGTCACGAAATTGTTCGCAAGAAAGAAGGGGCAAAAAGATTTATTAACGAAGCCGCTAAGGATAAGGAACCATCTGATCGAGATATTTTCAAAACATTAGGAGGATTATCAGGTACCAATACGGCTCCATAATTATGATTGATAGCACAATGGAAAAACTACTAGGTTCTAATCAAGAGAGTATTAGAGATAAGTTAAAGAATGACAGAGAAGATATTGATGTACTAAAGTCTAAACAGGAATCAACTGAGAAGAAGATGAGTAGATGGGAACGTGAATTACGTAAATTAATGGTTAAAAGGAAATTTTTGACATATACGACATATGGAGTGGGTCTAGCTTATATAATTCTTATTATAATACAATACGTAAATCTCTATAAATAATATGGCTCAAAAAGATTACAACAAAAGCAAAGCATACGTTCAGGACAACTATAGCTATTGTCAAGAGTGTGGCAAGCCAATTGAGAGTAATAAACTTCTTAAGAAGCTCTGCGTAGTCGGCAAAGGTAAGATGATTCTCTATGTCTGCCCTAGTTGCTGTTGATTTTAGCTCTCTTTGTGTTATTATAAGCTTAGTTATGACATACCAAACTAACTTACTATCGTTAGCATCATACCTATATACAAAGGAGGATGTTAAATTTATTGGATTAGATAAAAGCGATCCTACTCAGATATTCTTTAAATTTGAACCGCTAGAAGTTGCTGAAAGTATCTGTGATGAATACTTTTCAGGTGATGGTCTAGCGAACCCGCTTGAATTATTTAAAAACTATAAAGTATTAAAAGATATGGTGTTTGAGGTTAAGCGTAGCCTCAGACGAACATACGATATAATTGACAGATCAATACCGCCGCAGAGAACATAAGTGTAGTCTTAGGGCGGACTATAAATCCAGAAGACTTCGCCAAGGGGCTGATGTTATCTAGACAGCAATCTAGATTGGCGTGAGCAAGGTGTTTACCCCGACGGAATTGTCTGCCGTCGTTAAAAACAGATGGAAAAGGGCTGAAACGAATGTCCACATCGGCTATTAGATTAGCTATCTAAGATGCATGTAAGAGACGAGCAAACGTCGCACGTTTGAATTTAATAGCAAGTAACTCTAAGAGAACAAGGGGCCTCTCGTGGCGCAACCAAGCTATATGAAATTACAAGACTATAGTAAAAAATTAAATATAGATGGGGTAGAATTTATAGATTTAAAACTATTCCCAGATGAAGGTGGAGATTTTACCGAATTAGGTCGCATCCAAAAGAGTGGCAGTCTGAATTATTTTGATGACTTTAAAGTAAAGCAGATTAACTACTCAGTAATGCAACCCAATACTGTAAAGGCTTTTCACTTCCACGAGAAACAAGATGATGTTTGGTTTGTTCCCCCAAGTTCTAGATTATTAGTAGGATTAAAAGATTTAAGATCAGGTTCTCCCACACGCTATTTAGTGATGAGATTTGTGATGGGCGGACATAAGAATCAGTTATTAAGAATTCCCAAAGGTGTTATGCATGGTTGTGCTAATTTATATCCGAAACCGTCGACGCTTATTTATTTTGTAGATAAGCACTTTGATCCAAAAGATGAGTTTAGATTAGATCCAAATTTATTAGGTAGAAGCTTTTGGTCAATTAAGAAAGGATAATATGTCTACTCTTGAAAAAAGAAATATTGCTATTGAAAAACGAGCCGATCGTGCTTTTGCCTTAGAAAAGGAGTTAATAGCCAAGAAAGAGGACATTAATTTGACCTTTCTAGATATTGGTAAGATTTTATTCGAGATCAGAGAAGATAGACTCCATGTTGAATTAGGGTTTGAGAACATTACTGATTGGTTTTCTACTCTAGGGATTTCAGTCAGGATGGCGTGGTATCTAATTTCGATTCACGAGTTTTTTGTAGTAAAGAAGAAAGTGAAGACATCTTCACTTAAGAAAATAGATGTTACTAAGTTATTTGACATCCTCTCTATTGTTAAGAAGAAACCTAATACAACTAACGAGTGGCTCGACAAGGCTAGAGAACTAAGAACAATTGATTTACGCAAAGAGCTGAAAGAAGAAAGATTAAAATTACAACAGCAAGTAATAGATGAGCCATTAAAGACTGATATCCAGACTGATGTTGGCGATAGTGTTGGTAATAACTCGATCATATTAGGCTCGAATGCGAGTGTTTTGAATAAAATTGCCGATAACTCTATTGATGCGATGATTTTCGCTCCACCGACTATTCCAGATGAAGATGCGATTACGGTTTTCTCAGATAAGATTAAGAAATCTGGTCAAATTTTAGTATTTGTCGACCATCGTAACTGTAGGGAATATTTAGAGAGCTTAAGGGAGAAAGGATTCTCTAAAGTTAGAATCTTAGTCTGGAAAAAACCAAATTTCTCAAAGCCAGCCAATATTAATAGCCTCAGTTTTCAACACGAACTAATTTTATGTGGCTCAAGAGATAAGCTTATATATAATCTAAACGAAATCCGTGGCGATGTTTGGGAATATGATTCTAAATCAGTATACGGGCATGATAGAGAAAAACCAGTAGCGTTATTGGAAGAATTGATTGAGATGTCGACTAATGTAGGCGACTTAATTTTTAACCCTTTTTCTGGTTCAGGAGAGGTGTTATCAACTGCTAAAAGATTAAATCGTAAATTTATTGGAGTAGAACCAGACAAATATTGGCACAAGATGTGTCTCAAGAGAGTTGACGAAGTGAATAAACTGTGATATTATAAGTAACTATAAGATATAATATGCAGACTTCAAAATACAATACCGCTTTTAGTCAAAAACAGGTTGACGTATTTAAGTCTTTTGAAAAAAGACTAAAACCATGGATGGACAAGTTTTATAAGGGATTAGGCTATGAGGTTATTAGTAGATACACTAAAGATGGCGAGGTCGGTAGGGATTTATTTTTAGGGAGAGATGGTAGAAAGATTAAAATAGAGGAAAAGTTTCGCACTCATGTCTGGAATGATTTCTTGATTGAGATATTACAGGATGTTTTGCCACCTATGAGTGGATACAAACTTGGTTGGTTTTATCATTGTAAATCAGAACAAGTAATTAATGTTTTTTGTGAATCAGTTGATGCTGAAGAACCTAAAAAGATTTATGCTGTCGACATGTCTAAATTAAAACAGCAGTTTCCGATATTGATTAGTCCAAAAGTAGCTATGGAAGAAGCAGAGCGTACAGGCGATGGGCTAACACAACGAGATGTTACATGGTTTAGAAAAAATATGAGGGGTTACGACTCTAGTCCATCTAAACATAAATTTGTTGTTAGTGCTAAAGGGAAAGGATTATCTTTATCTGTTTGTATTCCATGGTCAACTCTTATAACTAAGGGAATAGCAAAGGAACTTTTATGATTGATAGATGGTTTAAAACTTTATTGATGAACACTATTTGTCTATGTGCGAAGGGTTTATTCAAATACGTGGCAATCTATGTTCCAGATAAGGAAAAGGACAACGTTGAAGCAGTTGTATTCGGCAATGATGAGAAGTACATTGAACATATGTGTAAATATAAAGGAGCAAAGAAATCATGAGAGTTTATAAGTATGTTTGCGATGGATGTAAAAAAGCCCTGAGTGACCCATCTGAGAACATAGCAATTAGTCATATTGTTCTGGATCTGAAAGAGTGGGGATGGGTAGACCCAAAAGAATCTAACAAGTGGAAGTTCAGAAGTAAACTTGCCCCTACTGTGCTTCACTTTTGTAATCAAGACTGTATTAAAAAGTTTTTCATGAAGAAGAAGTTTGAGGAGTTCATAAAGTGAAAACAAAAAACGAACAAGAATTAGTTGAGTTAAGGAGTAAAAGAGTGAAGAAACTTAAGTGTTGGAATCCAAATCTTAAGGAATTTAATGACTTTATGCTTAAGATTTGGATTAAAGTGATAAACGAGAAAAAAAATACTAGAGATCTAGCTCGCAAGATACGTGTTTTAGTAAAGCAGGGTGATGAAACGAAACACTATATGGGTATGGATTGGTGTTTTGGTAGATTTATAGGGAAGCCAAAGGCTGATATGGCCTTGATTCTAGTTTACAGACTTGATGTTATGGCTGTTAATTTATGGCAGAAGGATTTGATTAAAGAACATCTCTATTATATTCTCAAGCATGAATTAAGTCATTACCTTGGTATGACTCATGGTAAGCCAGGAAAAAGTAAAAGTTACTTATCTTAATATGAAATTTATCTGTGTTGATTGTGGCTATACGTTTAAAGGTAAAAAAGACAGAGCTTGGTATGAATGTCCAAAGTGTAAGGGTAGTGCTTGGTGGGAAGGTTCATCTAAATTTACTGGTGCACCTCATGTAAAGAAGTATAAAGAACCAGTAGCTTTTGGTCATGATAAAAAAACTGGTCAACCAATAGCAATTGATAAGAAGGGTAAAAGATTTGATCCATCAGAAACGAGATATAATTTGAATCGCGACCCGAAGGGTTGGAAGGCTGTTGGCAAAAAGATCAGAGATAAAGATCAATCTGGGGAAGACAATATTTGACTTCTTGAGTAAACTATATTATAATCACTTATATATAAAATAGATGAGATAAAGGAAATACTATGTATCTTAACGAAGCCAAAAGCCATTTAGACAATCTCTTAAAGGATACTATTCCAGTTTTTGTATGGGGACCGCCTGGTATTGGGAAGTCTAGTATTATAAAACAGATTTGTAGTGAGAAGGGTTGGCAGTTAGTCGATTTGCGTTTATCTCTATTAAACCCTGTTGATTTAAGGGGATTGCCATATCTAGGTAAAGATAAGAATACAGCAGTGTGGCTTAAGCCAGAATTTTTGCCCACTGAAGACAATGGTTGGAAGAAACAGGGAATTTTATTTCTAGATGAGTTGAATACCGCACCTACATCAGTTCAGATTGCCGCCTACCAGTTACTTCTAGATAGACATATTGGAAATTACTTCTTTCCTAAGAAGTGGAGAATTATTGCCGCTGGGAACAGGGAAACAGATAAGGCTGCTGTGACTACAATGCCATCTCCACTTGCTAACAGATTAATACATATTAATGTTGATGCTAATATAGAAGACTGGAAAAAGTGGGCAGTAGGTAAGATTGACGAGAGAATTATCGCTTTCTTGAACTACAGACCGAAACTGTTATCCCACTTACCAAAAGATGAGATTAAAGCTTATCCAACACCTCGTTCATGGGAGTTTGTATCAAGAACCCTTAAAAACTATTCTGATATAGATATGGCGGAGAAAGTAGTTGATGGAATTGTGGGGGAAGGTCCGTGTAAAGAATTTTATGCCTTTTTGGGTATCTATAAGGATTTACCAGATGTAGATGGAATATTGGCTGGGAAAGTTACAAAAATCCCCAAGAAGACAGACGTACTATATGCTCTCGTTGGTGCTTTAACAACTAAATTAAGTGATGAAAATCTAGAGAACTTCATGAAATATGTGATTAGATTACAACCAGAGTTTTCGACACTTGCTGTTAGAGATGCCGCACGAAGCGGGTGGGCAGAGAAAATTCAAGAGGGAAAATATTGGAATAAGTGGTCTAATAAATTTGGAAATTATCTAGATTAATATGAATTGGACATATTTTTTACTTGGTATATTACTAACTTGGATTGCCAGACATGAATATCTTTATAGAACGTTAGTCTTAATATTGTTGACTATTATTATTTCAATTATGATTGTAGGAACATAAGATGGGAAAAGCCAAGAAGAAGCAAGTCAAGAAAGAGGAGCAAGACAGGGATGAAGTGGCTCGTAAAAAAGCAGAGGAGAAACTAATTAAGGCGAGAATCACTTTAACTAGAAAAGAGCCTTTTTTCGGAACACTATGCCTTCATATGTCGATGGAGGAAAACTGGTGGGTGCCAACTGCGGGAACTGATGGAGATAAACTTTATTATAATTATAAGTTCATTAATAGTTTGTCAGATCATCATCTACTGAGTGTTTTAATTCACGAAGTTATCCATGCCGCAATGGGGCATATTTGGCGAAGAAATAAGAGACATAAACATAAGTGGAATTTTGCCGCTGATTACGCTACTAACTTAATTATTACAGATAACGGATACGAGCTTCCCCCAGGCTGTTTGTTTAGCCAAAAATACAGGAAGATGAACGCAGAGAAGATTTATAGCAAACTTCCTGATGTTAAAGTTGTTTGTCCTTTTTGTGGCAAGGAATTAAAAGAAATTGGGCAGGGTGGTAAAGGTAAAGAAAAAAAGGGTAAGGGCGGAAGTCCTAGTAAGGGTAAGGGCAAGGGTAAGGGCAAAGATAAGGGCAAAGGTAAAAAGAGTGGTAAGCAGAGACAAAAAGCTACTACAACAAGCCACAAGTGTTGTTCTAGCCATGCTTTTTGGGATAAACCAGGAGGGAAGAAACTATCTAAAAGGCAGATGAGGCGTTTACAACGTAAGTGGAGAGCTGCGATGGAAGACGCTGTATCTAAAAGTAAAGGAGAGACTCCTGCTGGTTTCAAGAGAATTGTCGAGGATTTGAAACCTAAAGAGAATTGGAGAAAGATTTTAGCTACTTACTTATCTTCGTCAAAAACAGATTTTGACTTTATGAGACGTGACAGACGGACATTAGGTCAGCCTTTCTATCTTCCAGATTTAGGAAACGAGGACGAGTTAAAAAACGCTGTTTTTGTTCTAGATACTAGCGGAAGCATTAGTGAACGAGAACTGAATACTTTTGTAAGTGAAATTAAAGGATTGATGAAGTATTTCCCTAATTCTAAAGGTTGGGTTATGGATTGTGATGCTGAGGTTGGACAAATATTACCACTAGAAGATATAAAGAAAACAAAAAGGTTTTATGGAGGTGGAGGTACTTCCCATGTCCCTGTTTTCAGGGCAATAAAGAAAGAAGGCTGGCAGCCAAAAGTTGTTGTTTGTTTTACAGATTTGTGGACAGATTTTCCTAGAAATAAACCTAGCTATCCCGTCTTATGGTTAGTTCCTAAGAATAATTATGATAAAGACCGTAAAGTTCCTTTTGGTAGGGTAATAGTGATGCAATCTTAGTCTATTTGAAATCTTTGGGTTTTGTGGTATATTGTATTTGTATATATAACAAATAGATAAGGAGACATCTATGCGCGGTGTGATTTGTGCGGGTGGTCTTGGAACCCGTCTTTATCCTCTTACTCACATTACTAACAAACACTTACTTCCTGTGTACGATAAGCCGATGATATATCATCCAATCGAAACGTTGGTAAAAGCGGGGATTGATGAGGTAGCGATTATTGCTTCTGGTCCACACGTAGGTCACTTTATTAGAGCTATTAAAAGTGGCTCTGAGCTAGGACTTCGTAGAATTGAATATCTTTATCAGGAGAGTCCATCAGGAGGGATTGCAGATGCATTGAGTATGTCTGAGAATTTTGCTGACGATGGTAATATAACTGTAATTTTAGGGGATAACTGTACCGATGCTGATATCTCCAAATCAGTCAAGAATTTCAAAGATGGGGCAGTAGTCTTTCTAAAACAGGTTTCTGATCCAAAAAGGTTTGGAGTACCAGTCTTTAATGAAGATAACGACATAGTAGAAATACAAGAAAAACCACGAAAACCTAAGAGTGATTTAGCTGTTACTGGTCTTTATATTTATGATAATACTATTTGGGATAAAATCAGACAATGTAAACCGTCAAAGCGTGGTCAGTTAGAAATTACTGATGTGAATAATTTATACGTTAAAGAAGGTAAACTTAGTTGGTCTGAGCTTGATGGTTTCTGGAGAGATGCTGGAACGTTTGACGCTTTGTATGAGGTTGGTAGTTATTGGAATCTTAAAAAAAGATGAGCAAAAAAGATAAAGCAAATAAATTTCTAGATGAATCAGCACACGGCAGAGAATATTGGCCGATAGATTCTCTAATCCCATGGAAAGATAATCCGAGGGCGATAAAGGGAGATGACTTCAAAAGACTGAAAAAACAGATTCAAGATTTGGGTGAATATAAACCGCTAATTGTTAATAGCGGCGCCCATATTCCAGTGAAAGGTGAGATTTTGGGCGGGAACATGAGACTTAAAGCTTATCAACAACTTGGTAAAACTAAGTGTTGGGTTTCTCCAGTACATCCTAAGACAGAAGGGGAGAAGCTGGCCTATGCGTTATCTGATAACGATAGTGCGGGGTATTATATTGATGAAGAGTTAGCTGAGTTGCTATTCAAATATGAGGATGATTTCGATATAGAAGATTATAAAGTTAGTTTAGAATTTCCAGAGTCGCTCGCTAAGGTAATGGATAAATTTGGACCAGACGAAGATGTGGGCGATGATGACGAAGTCCCTGAGTTATCAGGTAAAGCAGAAAGCAAATTTGGCGAGATTTATCAATTAGGAGAACATAGATTAATGTGCGGGGATGCTTTGAAAATAGATCAGGTTGAATCTTTATTAAATTATATAAAAGTTGATATGGCTTTAACTGATCCTCCATATAATGTTGGATATGAATATAATTCCTACGAAGATAATAAGACCAATGAAGAGTATGAATCTTTTTGTTTTAAATGGTTCCAGATATTAGAGAAGAATAGCAATTTTCAGGTAATTACGCCTGGTACTGTTAATTTAGCGATGTGGGCAAAAATAAAACCTTGGAGGTCTGTTGCACCATGGATTAAGAAAAACGCCATGAATAACGGAGAGATTAGCCACCTTAGACTTTGGGAGCCGATTATTTTTTATGGGATGACAAAAAAAAGACGACCAACAGATTTATTTGAGCATAATATTTCTGGTGAACATGTTAAACATACTTGCCCTAAACCCTTATCGTTATATATGGATATTATTAAGAGTTTTCAACCGAATACTGTTTTAGATGTTTTTGGTGGAAGTGGTACTACATTGGTAGCTTGCGAGAAGTTGGGCAAAACATGTTTTATGATGGAAATTGATCCAAAATATGTCGATGTGATAAGAAAGCGTTATGGAAAATTGATGGGAGAGGAGAAAAATTGGCAAAGTCTTTCTCCTAAAATATGAAAACATCAGCCTATGTAATACTTACTAAACATGGGGTTCTATCTCTTAGAAAAGGGAAACCTAAGTTAAATAGTAATGAAGTGGCGGTCAAACTTAATTTGACAATTTCTGATAAGTTTTTCGAGAGATTTGTACCAGAGGTTGATATAGATGTTCCAGATGACTATGTAGCTAAACCTGAAATAGGTGTAGAATTAAAAGGTGGAACTATGGATAAATTATTAGGAGAGGATGATACATGAATTTAACTCTTGTGATCCCAGTCTATAATCAACTTAATGACTCAAAGGGTTGTATGGGTACGTTTAGATACATGACATCAGATGATACTGAATTTATGGTTATAGATAACGGTTCAACCGATCCAGTTGAGAACTTTTTGAGAAAATCTTTAAGACCAAAGAGATTGAATTATATCAGAAATCAAGAGAATCTAGGGATGTTGAAGACACTTCAACAGGCTTATGAAAATTGTAGTACTGATCTCATTGCTCTTTCTCATAACGATGTGTTAGTTTATGAAAAGGATTGGGATAAGAAGGTCATCTCATATTTTGAGAAGATGCCTGATCTCGGTGGTGTTGGTTTCTTTGGTTCACAGGGTTGTGGTCCAATCGGAGAGAGAATCCAAGATGTTCCATCTGGTATAGCTGCTGGTATGTCAAATATGCTTGAAGCGGAGATTCATGGAATGAGATTAGAACAACCATGGCGTTCAGCCGCTATCTTCGATGGATTCATGCAAGTTTTCCGTATGGAGATGTTAAAGAAATCTAATGGGTTTGACCAAAGATATCACTTTCATCACTTGTATGATAGAGATTCAGCCTTAGAGAGTCTCAAACATGGATATAAGAATATAGTGGTGGATATACCGTGTCATCACTTGTCAGGCTTGACTGCTAATCGCTCTGAATATCAGACTTGGATTGATAATAAAACCCAAAACGTTGGCTTTACTGGAGATAAGTGGACGCATGAAGAAAACACTAGATTATTTACAGAAAAGTGGAAAGATGTTCTGCCACTATATGTAGAGGACGATTTTAGCTTTAGAGTAGGACCAGCGGGACCACACTATGATTTTAAAGGAGATGCGATATGCCCTCAAAAATAGTCAAATTAATCTCGAAGCATAAGAAAAACAGAAAACAGATGAAGGGTAAAAAGTGGAACAAACCTTTATATAGTGCTAAGATCGGTATGGCAGAGTGTATAGTTAAATTGAAAGATGGTAGTCTAGTTACTAGACATATGAAGTATGACAAATAAAATTCCAATAATCATGCCAGTTAAAGACAGATTAAATTTAACTAGGCAGACAATTGAATCTCTTTTTAATAACACAAAATACCCCTTTGAGTTAATAATTATTTCTGATAATTCAGGGCAGGAAACAGTTGATTATCTAAAATCTATTTCTGGGAAAGCTAGGGTTACTTTGATGCGTGACGCAAAGGGTTGTGCTGTCGCTAGGAATGCTGGAATGGCTGTTGCTAAAAATAGTCAATATTATTATCACTCAGATAACGATATATATTTTACAGAAGGGTGGCTTGGGAAGATGATTAAGATTATGGAAACTTCTAAGAAGATTGGAGTGTTAGGTGGCAAAGGGCATGCATATCATGGTGCGATAGAAAGTAGAGATGTAGGAGGTTTAGGTATAGAAATTTGTTATCAACAGCCAGGTTTTTCTATGTTAATCAGGAGAGAAACTTGGTTAGATACTGGACCATTCTTACATTATCCAACCCAAGAATTAGGCAAAGAAGATTGTAAGTTTTGTACCTTAGCATCTGAAAAAGGATGGGAAATCGCAAGGATGAAGAATCAAGTTATTTATCATTGTGGGATAAGAAACACCTTTGGTGGTAATACTACTGGTCATGATGAAGAGGAGAAACAAAATTTCCCAGAGGGAGTAATCACAGAATGAAGGCAACTATTGTTATCCCCACAATAAGAGAAAAATCAATTAAGGGCGAATATTGGGATAAATTAACTAAAGCTATGGATTTATGGGTAACTTATGTCCATAAAGGATTTACCAAAAGAAAGTAATTGAGTATAATTAATCAAATAATATGTCAAAAATATCAATAATAATACCAACATATAATTGCGGCGAACATCTAATTAGAACTTTAGTAGAGTTAGAAAGACAAGATTTTCATGACTTTGAAGTAATAGTTGTTGATGATGGTTCGACAGATGCTACTCAATTGCTTTTAGATCAGTATTTAGCACTCGTTCCGCCAATAAAGGTTACTAGAGTTAAACAAGGGCATCAGGGTTCAAACATAGCTAGAAATAGGGGTTATAAAGAAGCTAAGGGTGAATTTCTATTATTTTTGGATGCAGATAAGCTTTTAAAAGCTAACGCATTAAGCTCATTATTTAAAGAATTATTAACTAATAAGGATAAAGCATATGCTTATTGTTGGTTCGAAAGAGATGGTGTCCACAATAAGACTAAAGAGTTTGATAAAGAAAAACTTAAGACTGGAGAACTGTTGATTGATATGTGTTCTTTAATTAGAGCTAAGTCTTTTACGGGGTTTGATGAGAATCTAAAAAGATTACAAGATCGTGATTTATGGTTATCTATTCTTGGTAAAGGCGGTAGCGGTATATTGGTGGATGAAGTTTTGTTTAATACTTCATCTAGGAATAGTGACATTACTTCTAGTGAAGACCTAAGTGAAGCAGAGGATTATATAAGAAAGAAGCACGATCATTATTTCAAGGTTAAAACCAAGAAAAAGAAGAAAGATGCGATTCCCTTAAATACAGATAATCTCGTAGATATTATTGTCATTAGGTTTAATACTACTGATATGGATAAGGCTTGCTTTAATTCTATTGTTGATAATACTAGGTACCCCAATACTAGGGTAACCTTTTATGATAATTACAAGAAGAAAGATTCTTTATCTATGATTTGGAATGACATTATTGGTAAGTCTAATGCTAAATACATCTGTTTGCTTCATAGTGATGTTAAATTGCCAAAGAGATGGTTAGAGAAATTGCTTTACGAGTTAAAACAAAAAGATGTGGGTGCTGTTGGACCATCTTTTGATAAGTGCTGGACTGCACAGAAACTAGAAAAATCATCCGTCCCAAAAAGAAGGACGGTCGTTGATTTTAAAGAAGAGTACGGCAAGGCGTTTCAGTTATCTAATATTTGTTTACTCTTTCCAAAGTATGTGTTCAATAAGGTTGGTTTCTTTAGTGATGATTTTTATCTTCATTCAGAGATGGAATGGTTACATAGAGTTCAGAAATCTAATTTCAAGACAATCTGGAGAAAAGATGTGTATTTAAAACATGTTGGTGGTGCAAGTAGTCATAAGAGGTCTAAATCTGATAAGAATTTTGATCTATTTGAGCAAAAAAGAAAAGAAAACAGATTGTATATGAAAATCGTTAACAAAAAGAAGAAATTATGAAGATAGGTTATGCATATGTTTGTGCTGATTTGATTCATGTCGGACACCTTAATCATTTAGAAGCTTGTAGTAAACTGTGTGATAAATTAGTCGTTGGAGTATTGACAGATAAATCTGTGATGGAGAATAAAGTTAAACCAGTTATCCCCTTTGATGAAAGATTGCGTCTTGTTCAAGCATTTGAGTGTGTTGATATTGCTGTATCTCAGGAGACTTATTCTCCATTAGATAATGCATCAAAGATTGCTGATATTTTGTTTGAGAGTACAAGTCATACTGATGAGGCTGTCGCTGAAGCAAAAAGAGTTATGGGAGGATTAGGTAAAAAGGTAATTGTCATGCCGTATTATGGTGGACAAAGTTCTACAAAGATAAAAAAGAATATTAAAGATAATTGGGAGGACGGTGAATAATTGATGGCAACTCATAAAAGTTCAGCTTTAAAAAGTCTTGTTTGGAGAATCATGGGCGTTTTTGTTTATGCGAGTATTTTCTACTTCTTTACAAGGAAGTGGCAAATTACGCTAGGAAGCACGCTTGTTCATCACACAACTTTCTTAATAGTGTTTTATTTACATGAGAGATTTTGGTTATGGCTTAGAAAACCAACCCATTGGATTAAGGCTATTACCTATGAAATTATTTTAGGGATGGGTCTTGGTGGTTTAATAGTCTATTTCTTTACTGGTACATGGAAATCAGTGACTTATATTACTGGAACATATACTGTTATAAAAATTATCATGTATGTATTCTATGATAGAATATGGAATAAATTAGTAAAATAATTATGTTAACATCAGGTCAACAAGAAGAATTAAATTATCATAAAAAGAAGTATAGCCAAGTAGATAATGATGGAAAGAAAATAAGAAATCCTGAAACTTGGGAAAATAGGAGTTATAAAAGAACACTTATAGAAGATTTTGAACTTAAACCAGATACGTTTGTTGGCAAGTCGGTTCTAGATATTGGTGGTGGACCACTTAGCGGTTTACACTTTTGGCCATTCTTAGAGTCAAGCAGGAGAGTTGTTCTCGACCCATTAGCCAAAGAATTTGGAGAACTATTAAAAGGTTACAAAAATATTTCCAGTGATGTAGAGACTATTGCTGGATATGCTGAGGATATGCCTTTTACAGACGGTTCTCTTGATATGGTTTTAACCTTTAATTCATTAGATCATTGGAATGATTGGAAGAAAGGAACAGATGAAGTAATAAGGATTCTTAAACATAATGGAGTATTCTTGCTTTATGTAAATCTGTATCGACCAGCCAAGACTGTCGCCCACCCTCACTATATAGATGAGAAATCAATTGATTGGATTATTAGCAGAGGATTAGAATTAGAGTTTTCAAACACCAAAGATCATGTGAAGGAGTCTGGACAAAAATTAAAGAAATATTTTGGTATTTTTAGAAAAATATGATAACAGTGATACTTCTTTGTTACAAACGATTTGATAATTTTGAAAGAGTTATTCAGTCATGGCTAGATCAGGACGAGGTCGATGAGGTTATTGTTTGCGATAACTCTGGAACTTTTAAAACTGATCTACCAGTGATTGTATTGAATAGCAATAAAAATTATGGAACATATTTTAGATATGTTGCCCCACTTTTAGCTAAAAACAAGCTGATTATTTGGGGAGATGATGACTTGGTTGCTAAAGCCGATTTAGCTGGAGATTTACTTGGGTCTTGGACTGACAAATCACTTGTTGGGATTATGGGAAAGAAGTTTACTGGGGCAACTTACTATGATGCTACTGGATATAGAGGTGAAAATCTCAAAGAAGATACAGATGTTGATTATCTTTGTGGGCTTTGTATCTTAGGACATAAAAAGAACTTTGTTGGGTTTGATCCTATGAGCATTCCTACCAGGTTTTTCTCTGGTAAACAGATATTCGTTATGGGTGATTGGTGGTGGGAACACTGGCTTAAAGTGTGTGGTAAGGTTGAGAAGATGACTGTGGTTGCTACTGATAAATATGAATTATTGAAAGAAGCGACCGATGATACAGCACTACACAAGGGGGATGAATTTCAGGAGGTTAGGGAATACTATTTTAGAAAGTGGATTACTAAACTTGAAACAAGGAAAATTCATGAAGTGGATAACAAATTTAGCAAAAAAAGCTGAGAATATTTTAGAAAACGCTCCAATATGGATCGCTGGTTCTGGACCATCACTTGATGAGTATCCAGACGATTTCCTACACCATAAGTTCTCTATAGCACTACATCTAGCGTATCTTAAGTTCCCAAACACTACCTATAGATATGCTAACGAATATGATCGAGTGAAGTGGTTTAAAGAGAATCGTCCAGAGTATTTAGATAAAGATAATATTTTTGCTTTCCCCTTCTATAACAAGACAGAGAGAGAGTGTAATTCTTTGATAGACTTAGACAGAGAAAATTATTATTTCTTGGCACTTAGACCTTATCCAAAAAAGACAAGCGTTGTTAGGGCATGGCACGCAAGAGGAGTTGACTTCGGTGGTTGGGGAACATGTCTTCATGGAGCTTTATATGTAGCACTGATGATGCATGGGAAACCAATTAATATTATTGGTTGTAATCATGAATCTAAAGATGGTTTAGAACACTTTAAACTTGCTAATGATAATAACCAATATCGAGACACATCTACGCCTTATGCAAAGAAAGGCAAACTGATGAAAGAGGGAACTGAAAAGATAATTAATAGGTCTAAGTTTTATACGAAGATAAATTGGATTAAAAGTTATGATGAGGCAAAAAAATATGTTACTTGAAGAGGCAAAAGTTCTAAGAGTACTACTTAAAGGTTTAAAAAAGAAAACGATTTTAAACATAGGAAGTATGTCAACAAAACAATTAATAAGATACCACCCATGGTGCCTTGATGATGTTATTAACCCATTGATGTATAGAAAAAATAAGATTCATGGATTAGATATGGTTGAGGGGGAAGGCGTTGATATTATTTGTGATTGCCAAGATATGAGAAGAAAAGTCGGAGACAAAATCTATGATGCTGTTCTATTCACTAATACAATAGAGCATCTGTTTTATCCCCATAGTGCTATTTCTGAGATTTATAGAGTATTAAAGTCAAAGGGTGTGTGTTATGCAAGTTGTCCATCAACAGGCTATCCCTACCATGAGGATCCAATCGACACGATGCTGAGGATTGCAACCCTTGAAGATTGGCAAAGATTTTTTATATCTGGTCGATGGGAGATAGACTTGTTTAAAGTAATTAAATCATATCGTACCAACCTACATAGAGTCGATGAAGTAACAATCATTCGAGCAAATAAATTATGAACAAATTGGCGATTGCTATTAATAGTCTAGATAGACCAGAATATCTAAAAAAGTGCTTAAGTTCTTTAGAGAAAAACTTGAGTCTTAATAAAGTTGATTTCTATTTATATCAAGATGGCGGAGTAAATTCATGCTCATGCGAGCAATACGTTGATGGCAAAACGATACAGAAGTGCGTTGATTTATTCAAAAAATCAAAATTACCTAATAGATTTGTTAGACAACATAAAGATAATATTGGGGCTGGTTTACAACGATTGATGATATTTGGAGAGTTATTCTCCAAAGGATACGAGTATGTGGTGTCGGTAGATAACGATCTTGTTTTTAGCAAATACTATGTTCGAACTTTGTTGACTTTGTTTGAACAGTTTAGGAAAAACCCATCAGTGGGAATGATTCAAACTTCTTTAAGAAGCTACTTAGATGTTCCTTTAAAAAGCAAGAAAGTATTAGAGTTGGAAGATCAAATTCAGTTTACGTTTTCTAGGAGATGGGAACAAGGACTATGGAAGCGTAGCTGGAAAAAGATTTGGCCTAAGTTGAAACCACTCTATGATGAGCTTAAAAATTATGATTTTAAACAATTACTCCATGAGCCTAATTTTGGCACGATCAGGGAAAAATTACTTGAGAAATATGGCTCGTTTCACGTTGATGAATCTATTGAAATCGCCATGATTATATCGGGGTTAAAAGGAGTATGTACTCGACTTCCTAGACATAGAGGCGTTGGCATTCATGGTTTATATACTTTTACTCCTGAAAAGTGGGAGGAGTCAGGGTTAGATAAAATTATTTTGCCCAAAGTGAATAATGTCAAAAAATTTAAGGTTTTTAGGAACAAGCTTTGCGTAGCGATAAGAACACTCAAGAGGGTAGAGAGGTTAAAGCTTTTATTGTCAGATATAAAAAAGAACTACCCACGTAATGTTGATTTTTATTTTTATATAGATGGTGCTATAAACCCTTTCTCTGGGAAGAGATATGCTCAAGATGTGGATGCTTTTAAGTGTTTAAGGGCTATCCAAGTGTCACCCATACCAAACAAAACAATTGTTTTCAAGCACGAAAATAATCAGACTGCCATTCAAAAATATGAGATGCTATCAACACTTTTTCCACAATATGAGTATGTGATGATGCTAGATAATGATCTAAATCTTAATAGACATTATATTAAGACGATTAAGACACTATTCAAACAGTTTAAAGATAATAAAAAAGCTGGGATTTTGCAAACATCATATATTCGAGGTAAATTTGAAGGGGATAATAGATTTGAGAAACACCTAAGAGATAAGGTTCAATATGGTTTTGCTCAAAGATGGGAACAGGGTTTTTGGAAACAAACATGGAAAGATATTAAACCATATTTCGAGAAGTATATGGAAATCGTTAAAGATTGTGATTATAAAGATTTGATTAGTGGAGCTAGTTATTTAGCAAACAAACGCAAACAGTTATCAAAGATTGCTCCTGAACCTAATACAGACCTTGTGCTTGAATTTTGTGCTTATAGGGTTGGATATTTGGGGTTACATACTGAAACTTTAAGATATAAAGGTGTTGGGTATGATGGTATGTATAGTTTTACAAACGAAGAGTTCTGGAAAGATCGCGGGTTTGACAAAATAATTGTAAAAGGATTTGGGGGTAATATTGATAGATATAAATTTAGAGCGAAGATGCAGTATGCAGAGGATAAGAAAAACCTTATGAGCGGGAAAGATATTTATATTGCTGGCTCAGGACCGTCTTTGGATACTTATCCAGATAATTTTTTAGATGATAAAACTGGGGTAACATTACACTTGGCTTATCTTAAATTTCCAGATGCTTCGTACCGTGGTGTTTGTGAAAGTCCGATTATTAGATATTTTCTAAAATCGAAGCCAGAATTTTTTGATAAAAAACTTATTTGTACTAATCCCTTTCATCCAGATATTCCAGTACAATATTATCTTGGTAACGATCTTGGAGCATCTTCAGGAAAACCACTCCCAATTCTGGTTAGATATACTAAAGATGAAAGTTATTTGCTTGGCACTGATTTCAGGAAGTTGATAAGAAAGGCAATTAAGCATGAACCAGTTATTGCTGGAGCATATTCTACAGTATTACATAGCATATTATTTGCTGTTTTAACCATGGGTGCTAGAAGAATTAATTTGATTGGAATTGACCATTCAAAGGATGGAGATAAAACATATTATTCTCTAGCCCAACAAGTTGAGTTAGAAAAAGATAACGAACTTAGACTTCCATATAAAGAAGAAGGTCGTTGGTATAGATCAGAGATGTGTGAAAGACAGAAGTTCGGAACAGGGGAATTTGTTGACGAATGTGCTAAACATGGTATAATAATCAAACGATATAAGAACTATGATGATTGGAAGAGTCAACATGAATAAATTTACTAAGAAATTCGATCAAAAGGTAGTTGATGACTATTATTTACAAGAGCTTAAAAAGGGGAATAATTTATATGGGTCTATTCCATCTCAGATTGAAAGATTCAAGAACATATTGAGATATTTTGGTTTAGACGGGAAGAAAGTTTTAGACGTTGGTTGTGGAAGGGGAGATTTATTAAAGTATCTTGTTGATAGGGGAATTAAGCCATCTAGATTTACTGGGATTGATCCGTTAAAAGATATGATAAAAGAGGCTAAAGAACTCGATAAAGAATATGGTGGAGAAATTAACACCACTTGGGCGAAAAAGAACTATTTAGATGTTGACGTAGAAGGTGGTGTGGATGTGATAATTGCTTTTTCTATTTTTGATCGTAAGTTTGGAAATATGCCTGACACAGTTGTTTATGCTAAGAAGATGTTAGAGAAGATGGTTCACGAAGCGAGTGAGGGGGTATATGTTACCTTTTTATCGGCCTACAAAACGATTGATGAAGAAGCTCAGGCTTTGTTTTATCCAGAAAAGGTTTTTCAGTTTGCTCATACTTTGTCAGAAAGAGTGGTTATAGATCACTCATACATGCCTCACTCTTTCTCTGTAATTATATATAAAGGCAAATCGGCATGGAGAAAATATTGGGAGAAGGGTAAATATGGAATTACCAAGTTTTAAGATTGATTTATCAAAAACACTTAAAAGTAAAATTAAGGAAAATATAAGTGATGTATTGGATTCTGGGATGTTTGCAACTGGAAAATATGTCAGGGAAGTAGAAGATCGTATTAAAGAGAAGGTTGGGGTTAAAAATTTCTTCGCTGTATCAAGTGGAACTTCTGCTCTAGAGTCAGCCGCTTATGCTTTTAGGAAAGAGCATGGTGTCGGAAAAGTTCTGATACCCGCAAATACTTTTCTAGCTACTTCTTTAGCTTTTGAGAGACTTGGATTCGAAACCGTTTTTTATTGTAACGGTTTCAATAAGATTTATGATGCTGACTTGGAGAATTACATGAAGCATTGTGTTGGTGCTGTTTTCGTTGACTTGGGTGGTAATATCCCACAGGATGTTAAGAGATTTATCCGTGCCTGTAGGAGTAATGGACTTTGGGTGTGTGAAGATGCTTGTCAAGCATATGGTAGTACTCTTAAAGGAAAACATGCGGGGACTTTCGCTGATATAGGAGCTTACTCCTTTTTTGCCACTAAAGTTGTTACTGGTGGTGAGGGTGGTGCAGTATTAACTGATAATCCTAATTATGCATATCATGTAAAGATGTATCGTAATTTTGGGAAAGATAATCCTTGGGTGTCATATCATTATGCAAAGGGTTGGAATTGTCGTATGGGTGAATTCTCTGCTGCTGTATTACTTCCGCAGATTGAAGATGACAAGATAATCAATAATAGAAAGAAAATTAGGAAATTATATGGAAAGAAACTTAATGCTATTACTGGGTTATCTTTTAATCCAGAGCCAAAGGGGAAACACTCTTTTAACGGCTATAAGATAATTGCCTATTTAGCATTTAATATTGATAAGTCTAAGTTTATCGAACGATGTGCTAAAGATGGAGTTAAATTTCAAGGAAACGTTTATGATTGGACATTACCAGAACAACCAGTTTATTTGAAAGATAAGGTCATGACTAATATGAATGAAGTTTGGCTAGAGAAGATAAAAAGGATGATTTGTATGCCATCATGGTATGGCATGACTGAAAAGGAGATAAACTATGTAATCAAAATTATTAAAAAGAATATAAAGGAGCATTTATGACAGATTATAAATTTGCTAGATGGATAGCATGGAAGCTACCAGGATCAGTATTGCTTTGGGCTTTTGTAAGAGCCTATGCCTTTCTAGATAGTCCAACTAAAGATTATGAAAAGATTTATGACTTAATTGTTAAAAAATATAACTTAAGGGGTTAAATATGAAAGTTCTAGTTACTGGCGGTTCAGGATTTATCGGCTCTCACTTAGTTGAAAAGCTGAGAGCTGCAGGGCATAAGGTAGATATTTTAGATGTTAGGAAACCAGTCGATAGCTCTTTAATAACAAAGTGGATTAATAAAGATATTAGAGAGAATTTAGATGATGTTATTAGTGGTTATGACGCTGTTTACCACCTAGCGGCTGTTGCTAATGCTCGTGCGTGCGGACAATTTCCAAGAAAAGCATATGGAACGAACCTACAAGGCACTTTTAACGTCGCTAGTGCCTGTTTAAAGAACGATATACCCCGTGTTCTGTACGCATCTAGCACTTGGATGGCAGGGCTTCAGGTAGGCGATGTAGTGAGCGAATTAGATCCTTTTGAAGTTCACAAGATGAATACAATCTATGGTGCAACGAAACTCTCTAGTGAGATGGTATTTTATGCGATGCTTGCGGAGAAAAAAGCACCTAATTTTACTATCATGCGTTACGGGATTCCCTATGGTGAGCGTATGTGGGATGGCTTAGTTGTGAGAGCTTTTATGCAACAAGCAGAGAAATATAAAGTGATTTCAATTATGGGTGATGGTCTACAGGGTAGAAACTTCCTATATGTAGGAGATATGTGTGATGCCCAAGTTAGATTGCTTGACAAAAAAGCTGATAATAAGGTTTATAACTTAGGCAGTCCTGAGTTTGTTACTATTCGCGAAATTGCTGAAGAAGTTGTCAAACACTATCCAGCTAAGATTTCCTATATTACGCAAGCTAGAGTAGAGCCTAAGCTGAAAAACGTGACCAGTGAAGAAGTGTTAGACGATTTTGGCTGGAAACCAGAGACATCTTTCCAAGATGGCATTAAAAAGTGTGTTGATTGGTGGAAGAAAGTGCCAGCAGATATGAAAGATGAAGTTCCATACTTCATGATATGATCTCTGCGGTAATTCTTAATTATTGGCCACAAAGAGTTGGTAATATAGCCAGGATTATAAAAGACTTAAATTCTGGCACTGTTAAACCAGACAGGATAATCGTTTGGAACAACGACCCAAAGTCAAAGATAGAAGCTCATCTAGACAATCAGATTTGTATTAACTCCAGTCACAATTTTCACTGTTTAGTTAGGTATGCTGTTGGGTTAATTTCTGAATCAGATCACTGTTTATTTATAGATGACGATTTGACGGTAAAAAGAGATACGCTTGAGTTTTTAGTTAAAAAGTCTGGAATCTTCCCAGAATCTATATTGGGATTTTATGGTAAGGATATCGGTCTAGATGTAAATCATCCATACACTTCTGGTCATGATATTAAAGACGTTGATATTATGAGAAAGGTAGATATAGTCTTAGGTAGAATACACTTTTGTAAAAGAACAAAACTTGCTAACGCTTTTAAGTTAGAGACAGAGGTCGATCTATTGATTAATAGAGTTGTTGAAGAAGATATTGTGCTATCTATGGCTAATAAAATATTTGAGATGGAGAGTAATTATATTTTTCCAAATCGGGTTATAGAACTTGATGAGAAGGGTGTTGGTTATCACTACACTAAAAATCATTATCCAAGAAGGGATAAGTCTCTTAAGAGAATATTAGCATGGAGTAGAAGGATGGGTTATGGATGAATTTAAGTTTTCATTAATTCTAAAAAAGCAGAGATAACTATGGTATGATCTCAGTAATTATTCTGCATTATTGGCCAGAGAGAGCATCAAACGTTACTAGGTTGATTGAAGATTTAGACAAAGGAACAGTTAAACCCGATAAGATAATTGTCTGGAATAACGATCCGAAGACAGAACTTAAACCTCATTTAGATAACCAGATTTGTATTAACTCTAGTCATAATTTTAGCTGTGTAGCTAGACATTCAATTGGGTTATTGTCTGGAACTGAACACTGTTTATTTATAGATGATGATTTGACAGTTAAACCTAATACGCTTGAATATTTAATCGAACAGTCACAATTATTCCCAGAAGCTATTTTAGGTTTTTATGGTAAGAATATTGGTAATAGTATAGACACTCCGTACACATCTGGGAAAGATGTTAGAGATGTTGATACACCAACGATGGTAGATATTGTGTTAGGTAGACTACAATTCTTTAAACGATCTAAGCTTGTTCACGCACATCAGATTACCACTCAAATAGATTTGAATATAAACGGTATGATTCAAGATGACATTGTGTTGTCTATGGGGAATACTTATTTTGGACACGCTGAGAATTTTGTTTTGCCAAATATGGCTATAGAACTTGATGAGAAGGGTATTGGCTTATATCATAAACGCAAGAATCATTATGAAGACAGGAATAAAACCATAAAGGAAATAATTAGATGGAGGGAAAAAATAAGCTATGGATGAATTTAAGTTCTCGCTAGATTTAATTAAGGAAGAATTAATAAAACTTAAGGGTGGTGAGTGGGCAATATTTGACAAACCAAAAAAGAACGAAATTGCTTTTGTTTATTCAAAAGGTAGAAGAAGGGGTAGCGGTAGAGTCTATTTTAACAGAGATGAGTTAAGATTTGCTTATAGTGAGAAAGAAATAGCAGAAATAGTGATTAGGAAGATGGGGGGAATACCACCTACAAAAGCAGAGATAACTATGGTAAGATTACTGGAAGATTTATGAAAGTAACTATTACTATACCTATCTATATCTCAGATGAGCTTCTTGCTGAGTTTACCGAAAAGACAGTTGAGTCTATTAAGTCATCACATGATTATGAGATTGTGATAGTTAATAACTACTGTAAGTCAGAATTTATACCACGCATGAAGAAGCTTGGTACGTTTTATAATAACGATGAGAATTGCTTGTCTAAGTCTTGGAATATTGGCATTAAGCATGGTTTAAATAACAATTCTGATTACATTATTATCCCAAACAACGATTTAATCTTTCATCCAGAAGCTATTGATAACTTAGTTAAATTTGCTGAGGATCACCCAGAGTTTATTATGTGGACATCAGCAGAACATATTGATATGAGAACAATCAATAGTGCTCCCATTGGAGATAGTTTCGATGAGCATCCACACTTCTCATGTTTCATGATTTCACCTAAGACAGTAGAGATTCTTAGAAAGAAAGAATTAAATACAAGAGAGACATACCCAGGGCTTTTTGATGAAGGCTATAAACCAGCATATTTTGAAGATGGAGATTATCATAATCGGATTTTAAGAGCTGGACAAAAAGCTGGCAAAACAGCTTCATCTTTGTTTTATCACTTTGGGTCTAGGACTATTAAAGTAGATGAGGAGTTAGGTATTAAGAACAGACGTAGTTATGAAACTAATCGTGCCTATTTTAGAGATAAGTGGGGATTTGATCCTCACAATCGTGTTACGCCAAACGATGATTCAATAAGATTCAAATATAAGGAGCCATATGGTAAAAAAGTGTCCTAAAAAACGTCCACCAAAAGAAGTGATGTGTAAACTCATTGATGACCATGAGTGGAAGAAGAAAGGTAAGTTTACTAAGGTGTGTAAAAATTGTGGAAAAGAAACTGTAGATGAAGATGCCCTTAATCAGCTAATTGCTCTACTAGAAGCTAGGATTGCTGGTTTAGAAAATCAGTTGGCACAAAATACAAAGAAAGGAACTGAAGACTGGACTACTACTTACCCACAGCAGCCATGGACTACTACAACTGAGGGTACGGAGACAACTTATGTAGGTGGAGGTGGAAGTGGATCATCTGGTGTTACATTTGGAACAAATATCGGCTCGTCTACATCCTACACTATGACACCGAAAGAAGTCGGAGAAGTACTTAAAGAATATAAGTCTGAATTAGCCTCATTAAAAGATCCATTATGAGGAAGGTTGACTTAGTAATGCATAAGTTATTGGGGAATCATGAGTGGGAAACAGATGGTATTGATATTTCTGTCGAGATTTGTTCTATTTGTGGTGAAACTCGCAAGTCACCTATTTTTAAAGATTTTTATAGAAACTATTCTTCTACTATTTACACTGCTAATACTGGTGGTACTTTAACTTTAAAGGACATAGAAGAAGCAGTCGCAACCTTGGAAAACAATAAGCCAGTAAGTTCACCACTTTATTTATTACCGAAAAAATTAAGATTTGAGTATGACGAAACCTAAAAAATTCGATAAAACCATGCGTAGATTGTTAGACTGTGGTGATGATGGTCATCAACCAGTTGCTGACTTTGATAGTTATGGCAATCCAATAACTAGATGTACTAAGTGTGGCAATCTCCTTTATCCAAAAGATACATATGGTTCTGTACCTTCTTTTAGCGGATCAGGTACTTATACTACATCTGCATTAGGGACAACATCTGTTGGTTATCAATCTGGATATAGTACTAAGAAACCAAAGTCAATGAATCACTTGAGTACGGCATCTCAGTATATTAATACGCCAGTCGGTTCAGTATCTATTAGCGATTTGAGAGCGGCATCATGATAAGAAAAGCAGATAAAACAATGCACAAGCTATTAGGGGACCATAAGTGGAAAGCCCATGGCTTTGATTATGTGTGTGAGTGTGGAGCGGTGAAAAAGAACGCCAACACTTGTAAGGTTTTTAATGACGGAGATATAATTGGTGCTAAAGATATAAATAGTAATTTCCAAGCACTTATTGATACTACTAAAGATCAAGAGCAGCAAATAATAGTACTAAAAGATGACTCAGCAAGATTAAAATCTGAAGTTAATTATCTTAAAGCAAAATTAAAGGAGGTAGAAGATGGACGTTAATTCATCAATAGCTGATATAGCTAAGGCATTAGAAAAAGAGAAACCAGAGGAGGGTTGTGAGCTTTGTGAGCTAGAAAAAAAGACGAAGTGGTATTTTGAATCCAAGAAGTATGTAGTACTTGACTGTGTAAAGTGTAAGTGTCCAATGATTGTATTCAGAAAGCATGTTAAAGAAGCTAGACATAGGGTTGACAGTCAGATGGTTTGGAGATTATCGGAGGTTTGTGATAAAGTATATGGAAAGGGAAAGTGGACTCTTGATAAAAATATGAGGTCTATTCCCGATCATGTCCATTATCATGGTCGACCTAAGAAAGGAAACAAATAATATGAGTAAGAAAAATAAAGTTAAGATAGTTTTACCAAATACTAATAAAAAAACAGATAGGATTAGATTACTTATATGGATTGATTCTCCTTCTTGTGCTACAGGGTTCGCTACGGTTGCTAGAGGAATTTTTAATTATATCGCCATGCTTAAGAAAGCAGATGGAAAGACTAGAAAGTATGATATTGATATTATTGGGGTGAACGATAGGGGTGGCTGGAAAAATCCGATTAAATATCCTTATAGAATTTTTCCTGCTAAACCTGGTGCTCAACTAGGTATAGGAGGAGATATTTATGGTAGAGCTAGACTGGTAGCAGCGTTACTAGGTAAAGATCCAGATATACTTCCCCCTTGGGATATTGTCTTTACACTTAATGATGCTTTTATCTTAGAACAGCCCCTTCCTGTTTTTAATGTAGGAACTATGAAAGTAATTAAGAAGACGCAAAAGAGTTCAAAGGATAGTCTTCCGCCAGATTGGCACTTTAAGGTTGTTTCTTACTGGCCAGTTGATTCTCCCCTAAAAGCTAATTGGGTTGAAAACTCGATTTCTATGGCTGATTATCCAGTGGCATACACTAAGTATGGAAAAGAGGAGATTATCAAAGCTGATAATACTTTGGATAGACCAACTGAAGTTCCTAAGAGATTAAGAGTTATTTATCACGGTGTAGATACAGATATTTTTAATCCAATTAGTGATAAGGAAAAAGTAAAGTATAGGAAGCAGTTATTTGATGGTAAAGTCAAACCAGAGACTTTCTTAGTAACTGCCGTTGCTAGGAATCAACAGAGAAAAGACTTACCAAGAACGATGAAAATATTTAAGGAATTTCAAAAGCGTCGACCAGATTCTTTCTTATATCTTCACTGTCAGGAAACTGATGCTTGGGGATCGCTATTAGAGTATGGTAGGCAGTTCAACCTAGAGATGGGTAAAGACTGGGCTGTTCCTGCGAAATTCTCTGCTAATACAGGATTTCCTGTAGAAGCTATGAACCTAATCTATAACGTGTCTGATATGATTATTAGTACAAGTTTGGGCGAAGGATTTGGTTTTTATAACATGGAGGGATTTGCTACTAAAACTCCTGTTTTAGCTCCTGATAATACCGTTCATCCAGAGTTATTTAATTATGATAAGTCTGATAGTCTAGATGATATAGAATCTTTAGCCAAGAAAGTGAGGGGTATTCCATATAAGAGTGGTGCTAATAGTTCAGAGTGGGCGACATATGGCACTGCTGACTATGAAAGAATCAGACCACTTGGCAACGTTGAAGATGCGGTCAAGAAGATGATTTGGATTTACGATAATCCAGACAAGGTAACTAAAATAACAGAGAGGGCATACAAGTGGGTACAAGATTATAGTTGGAAGAAAATTTCACCACTATGGGACAATTTATTCACTGAGGTGTATAATAATCTTAAGGTGGAACGTAAGAATTGGAAGCCACCAAAGAAGGTAAAAAAACATGGCAACAAGAGGTAAGTGGAATTGGCCTAAATTGAAGCGTGAATATCTCACTGGAGATTGGTTGACGGTAAAGAAGTTTCTAGAATCTAAGAAAATTCCTACTACTAATTTTAACCAGACAGCGGGGTGGGCATCTGAGAAGAAGGCACTTCAAGAGAGGATGACAGATGAGGCTAAGAATAAGATGGTTAGTCAAAGTGTTGATGAGGTAACTGCTGTCAGACAAAGACAGGCAAGATTGGCGAGATATCTTCAAGCTAAAGCTGCAAAGAAATTAAAAACGTTAGAGATTGAAACTATTGATGAGGCAAGACGTATGGTTATTGCTGGGATGAAAGAAGAGCGAAAAGCTTTAGGTATGGGCGAAAGGGCTCCTCATGGTGGAGGATTAACGCAGATTAACATTGAATTACCGAATACAAATTTAGACAAATTATTAAAGGATTCTGATTATGAAGGCGTTCTCAAGCTCCTTGCAGAAGTTAAACGAGAAAGAGCTAGCCGTGCTGGAGAAGCAACTGCTAATAAAGGCACAGCAGAAGTTCAAGAAGGAGAAGTTGTCTGATTATTTCACTTGGGTAAAAGCAGTTTGGCTTACCTCAAAGGGGAAACCTCTTAAATTCTCCGACAGGAAATATTTAGTACAAATCTATACTGACCAGTATCACAATATTGTGTATACCAAGGCATCACAGATGGGATTGTCTGAGCGTGGTATTTCTGAGGCTGTGTGGATTGCTGATATTCTAGGGAAGAATGTACTCTATTGCGTAGACGAAAAAACAGAGCTTTTATCTAAAAGAGGGTGGTTAAGGTTTAATCAGATAAGAGATGGTGAAGTTATACTTACTATGAATAAAATAACTGGAAAGAGTGAGTGGAAAAAATCTAAAGAGCTTTTTACCAAGAAGGTTAAAACTAAACTTATTTTATTGGAGACAAATAAGTTTTCTGCACTTGTTACTAACAATCATAGATGGATAGTAAAAGATGGGTGGATCAACAAACATAAGAAGCAGGGTTTTTACTTTACACAAACCAAAGATATGTTTATTGGAGATAAATATATTCCTCGTGCTGTTTCTTGTGCCGATTTACCAAAGGACAAAACATACTCAAATCAATTTGTTGAATTATGTGCTTGGGTTTGGACAGATGGACACTTTGCAAAAGCACAGGGAAAAGGAATTCGAGGCATAGGACCAAGTTTAATAGGTATAACACAATCAGAGAAAGTTAATCATGATAAAGTTCAGAAGATAAAAAGATGTCTAAAACTCAACAAACTTAGCTATAAAGAACATCTTTCCAATAACGACTCTAATTGTGTTCAGCTTATGTTTAAGGGAGAGGTAGCAAGAAAAATAAGGTTAGTAATGCCAAACAAAGTTCCATCAATAGAATTTATTTTATCTTTAACAAAAAACCAATTGAATATATTTATAGAAACATCACTAGATGCAGACGGGTGGAGAAGAAAAACAAAGAGAGGCAATCTAGTTAGAGCCTTTACACAGAAGAATAAGCAAAGAATTGACATATGGACTATGGTTTGCTCTTTAGCTGGCATATCAACAAGGATTGTAAAAAGAAAAGACGGATCATCTAATATGCAATTATATCTATCTAATAATATATCTGTAAGGAAGTTACATAGGAAGCATATTGACTATGATGGTATTGTTTGGTGTCCAAGAACAGATAACGGAACATTTTTAGCTAGGAGAAAGGGATCAATTTATTGGACTGGTAACACATTCCCCGCCCAGAAGCAGTTACAAGAGTTTGTCCAAGCTCGTCTTAATCCAGTTCTTAACATGTCTGACTACTTAAAAGATCGGGTTGAGTCTGTTCAGGGAAAAAGAGTCGAGACGTTGGGTTTAAAAAAGATAGGCAAAGGAGATATTTATTTTCGTGGTAGCACAAACGAGAAACAGATTATTTCTGTTGATGCTGATTGTGTTTTCTTAGATGAACGAGATAGGTTTGACGAAAGGAATGTTCCTTTTATTGATAAGCGTATGAACGCTTCTGATCTAAAGTGGAGACGTGAAATTTCTACTCCTACTCTACCAAAGCATGCTATTCACCAAGCCTATTTAGATAGCGATCAAAGAGTATGGCAGATTAAGTGTAAGAATTGTGGATTATGGCAAGAGTTAGATTTCTTTAAGAATATTAATTATAAAAATAAAACTTGTGTTTGCCGTCAGTGTAAAAAGAAGATGAAAAGAATTGTTGATGGTAGATGGGAAGCTCAAAACCCATCTAGTGATGTTCATGGATATAGAGTTAATGGGATGTATAATCCATCAGTAACTATTGCTGATATTGTTAAGAAATATCGGAGTGCAAAACTTATAGGTTTTTCTGCTTTACAGCAGTTTTATAATCAAGACCTTGGGCTTCCTTACGAGGTTTCAGGACAGGTTGTCCAAATTTCTGAGTTAAACGCATGTAAAAAAGAGTATGAGATTCCTATTGAATCCAAAAAGTCTTGTTTCGCTGGTATTGATATTGGTAGTAAAGTCCATAACGTTGTTGTTGTCCAGAAAATAAAAGGCGAAGGATATCGTGTAGTTTGGGCAGGTATTGTTAGCAAATTCTTCGGACCAGCTAATAGCATTGAGAGTGTTATGGGAGCTTATGATATTAAAATTGCTGTCGTTGATAAATTGCCAGAACAGGGGTTAGTAAAAGAATTGATAGAGAAATTTCCCAGGAGGATATTTGCAGCAACCTATCCGTCATCCAAGTTTACTGTCAAAGAATATTTTAGGTGGGACAATATAAAATATGAGGTTAAACTTGACAGGACGATCAGTCTGGATTATCTTGTAAGTGATATACAAAATAAGGTGGTAGAGCTGCCAAGGAACATAGAAACAGTTCCAGGTTTCTATAACCAGTTAAGATCGTTAACGAGAGTTACGAAGAAAAACAGAAGAACTGGTGAGGAAACTGCTTTCTGGGTTGAGACCAGGCAAGGAACTGACCACTATTTCCACGCCTTAAATTTTGCTCGTATGGCTCAATCTCGAGCGTTAACAGGAAAGGCTCTTTTGGATTACTACAGCCAACCAGGTAAGGATGAAAATCCTGGCTTGATAGATTGGATAAGAGTAAACGCCCAAAGGATAAAAGAGGTAAAATAATATGGGAATTTTTGATAATCTTTTGAAGAGAGTTATTAACCCTGTGATTGAGAAATCACTCGAAGAAACGATTGAGAAAGATGGAGAATTAAAAAAGAGATTAACGACACAGTCATTACCAATTGACACATATCCAGATGGTGCTGGTACGATTAATAGAAAGGTAGTTAAGAAGAGTTTCCCTGGCGGAATCAGTTATGGTATTTTAAGAGAGTTTGCTTTGTTCTATCCGATCCTTAGGTCTTGTGTCAATTATCGCAAAAGACAAATTACACAGTTAGATTGGGATATTGTTCCTCGTGAAGTTGTTAAAGATAAGAAGAAGAAAGATAGATTAAGAGAAGAATCTAAGACTACAAAAGATTTCTTAAAATATCCTACTGGAGATGAAACAATGAGTTTCAGAATATTTGTTAATAAAATCATTGAGGACTTGATGGTATTGGATGCTGTGTCTATCTATAAGCGTCTGAATAGGAAAGGTGATTTATATGGATATTTACCAATAGATAGTGCAACCATTAAATTGATGCTAAATAAGGATGGGACAGTTCCTGCGGCACCACGTAAAGCATACGTTCAGGTCATTGATGGGAAATTAACAGCGAAGCTATCTACAGATGAATTAATTTATAGACTTATGAACCCAAGGACTAACACCCCATATGGGTTAAGCCCAGTAGAAACACTAATTATCACAGTAACAACAGCTTTAAAACTGTCTTCTTATAACCTTGCTTACTTAACAGAAGGGAATGTTCCAGAGGGCTTTGTCGAACTTCCAAAGGAAGTTGCTGATAGCCCAGAGCAGATGCAGGTATGGCAAAGCAAGTGGGATGCTATGTTTTCAGGTGATCCAAGATTTCAGAGAAAGATTAAATTCTTACCAGAGGGAATGCAGTGGCATCCAATTAGAAAACCAGACGATATGAAGTTTGATAGGTTTGAGAAGTGGCTATTGCTTAATACTTGTTCAGTAATGGAAGTACCACCACAGTCTATTGGTTTTCAATTTGATAGGGGCAAAGGGGCAACTGAGGCAGAGTGGGAAATCGGTAAAGAACGTGGTCTTTATCCAACTGCTAACTTCTTGAAAGAGATCTTTGATCGCATGGTTCAGGAAGATTTAGGACAAGATGAGCTTGAATTTGTATGGACAAATATCAATCCAACTAATAAGAAAGAGGAGGCTGATGTATTCGCTAAATTGGTTGGGTATGGTGCCGTATCAGTTGACGAGTGGAGGATTGGAGAAGGTTATGAGCCGATTGGGATGGGTCACTATATTACTACGCCTACAGGTCCAGTGTTTGTTAAAGACTTGATTGAGATGTCAGAGCAAGGAACACCTATATTGCCACAATCATATTTACCTAAAGATGGAACTGGACAACCACCCGTACCGAAAGATAAACCTGGTACACCAAAAGATAAGACAGCTCCACCTAAAGATAATTCAGTTACTAGCAAGATTAAAAAAATTGCTGATAAAGAATTGTTTGAAGAGTTGAAGAGATGGAAAAAGGCAACTAAAAACGATTTCAAAAAGAATCGTGAATTTAGAGCTTTCAGTTCTGAAATAATTGATTCTAGAACTAAGAGGATTATTGGAGATGGCTTAATGACAATCAAGAAAAGAGAGGATATAGATCAATTATTTGATCCTTTCATTAGTCATGAGAATAACATGCTAACATCTATGTTAGAGCTTTATGATAATGTGAAAGATATAGTCGATGAAAAAACAACAGTTAAAAAGGGTCAAAAGAGCAGTTGAGGCTTTCTTTTATAAAGCTAGATTTAATATTGCCCTACATGACACCTTAGATAACAAGAAACACCACGATTTTAGAAAGAAGATTGAGAAGGCTATCCTTAAGCAGATTTTGTTTTTTTCTAAAAAGAATAAAGTTGCTCAGGTTATTGGAGTGAATAAAGCAGTTAAAGAACTTAATAATAAAGATTTACTTAAGAACATTATATTGATATGGATTCCTTTGACTAATTTTATTACTGAAGTTGAGATAGCTTCGTATATTGAATGGGCTGGGAATAAAGGTGGTCAGTCTGGTGTTAATAAGCTTAAGTCTGATCTTAAGTTCAAACTTGAGAATAAAGCTCTACTTGCTTCTATCAAAAAAAGACCATCAGAGTTAGTTAAATTCGTTGATGGAACAACACAAGATTGGATTGCTAGAACAATAGAAGAGGGCGTTAATAAAGGTTTATCTGAATATGAGATTGCCTCTATGCTTAGAAGAAACGCCACTTCATCTGCTAAAGAGAGAGCTGAGGTAGTTGCCGAACAAGAGGCTGCTTTAATTATGGGAGAGATGGAAGTTGAAGTATTTAAGCGTAACAAGATCAAACTTCATAGTTGGATAACGAGTAGGGATGAGATGGTTTGTGTTGAATGTATGACCAATGAAGAAGCTGGTGATGTAAAAGTTGGTGATGAATTCCCAGGAGGGGTTTTATCATCGCCACAACATGTTCGTTGTCGTTGTATGACAATGCCAAAATTTAGTAAAGAGGTAAAGATTTTATGGGCAGGGGAGTAGATAATCCAGAAATTCCAAACGCTGACGACAGAAAGCAATTAAAGAAACTTTACTTTGATTTTCTTCGTGGATTAAAAGATTTCATGCCTGAGTTTTTGCGTGACGAGTGCTTAGAACTATTAATTGGAGAAATTCCTATCAAGGGAAAAGTCAAACTTTTTGATGGATATACACAGGGTCAAGCTACTATTAAGAATCAGGGTAAATTTCCATGCTATCTATCAACAACAGGGATGGGTGGATATAAACTTGATCCAGGTGAAGTAAGAAAATTCTTCGTTAATTCTCAAGTAATAGTTACTACTCTATCTGGTACTACTATCCTTGGCTTTATCCGCACTTGACATAATTAGATTTATTTGTCTAGAATAGTATGAAGGGTTTTCTTTAAGGGCATTCAGGCTCTTATTTGGAATCTAATCTATTAGAAACCGCATTGGCGGTTTTTTTATTGTTTAAAAAGGAGGTTCTATGTGGATAAGATATTTAGTGAATATGAAAAGTAATAAAGCTGGAGATGTTGTCTTTGTTGACGACAAGACGGCTAAGAAAATTTTAAAGAAAGACAAGGTGGTTGAGTGTATTGACTCAACAGGTCTACCTTTGGTGGATGCTACTCCAGAAGATCAACAAGCTTATTTAAAAGCTAAAAAAATTAGTGAGAAGAAATATATAAAAGCCAAGAAAGGCTAATTTGTAATTTTGAAAGGTGGTGAATAATACATGGCTGCTACTTTTAGTGTTGCTCAGCAATATGGATCAGATACTGGTTCTGCTTCGTTACTAGGTGCTACAGGTTCTCTTTGGAACTTCAAGCAAGCTACTAACGCTGGTACACAGAACTATAATTCTGCTGGTTCAAATATTCCTGCTGGTCAGAACTCTTTTGGTCTACACTTTAGACCTTATTTTTCTACAAACGCAACAAATACTTTTAGTAATATTCGATTTTACCAATCAACTACATTCACAAACACAAACTATGCCGCTGTTGGCACAAGTGCTGCTGGTTATACACAATCAACTGCATCTGCTACAGCAGCTACCGCTGGTGGTGCTAGTGATACTGGTGTTCCAACTGGTTCAGCTACCAATGCTGCTATTGCCCTAGCTACACTTACGCTAGGAAGTGCAACAGGTTATGGACCTTCATATTTGAGAGTTCAGTTGACATCAGGTGCTTCGGCTCCTGCTGGAGACACTCCTTATGGTGGATTCACTTGGATATATGATGAATCATAAATTGACAATATACTAGAGTCGTTATATACTCTAGTATATGTTAAAAAGTGATCGAGATTTCTATATCTGGTTATCAGGATTAATTGACGGAGATGGTTGTTTTACTATTAGCTTGAGAAAGCAACATAATAGTAAGACTCCATCTTTATCGGTATGGTCACAAGTCTGTATAACATCAAGGGCTGATCGTCGTTGGTATCTAGACGAGATAGCTAAGAGAGTTGGATTTGGAAAGGTTTACGAGAAACAACAGAAAGATTACTACCCAATAACTACTTATCAGACAACGAATTACAAAGACTCTCTAGAGCTTGCAAAGAGACTATATCCATATCTACAGGTTAAGAAAAAGAAGGCTGAATTGTTTATTAAGGCGATTGATTATTGGAATTCGACTAGAGGTATTGTTAAGGGAAACGTTGCGAGGGGTGAAAGATTAAGAACAGCATCTGATGTTTTAAAGATGGTTAAGATTTCTTTAGAGATCAACGCTGATCGTCAGACTCGTAGATATAAAAATAAACTTACTTATAAACAGTGGGTACCCTTAATTAAAGAGTGGTATCCTAAGTAACGCTGTGATCTTTTATCTTGCCCTCTTGTTCGAGCTTCAATCTTTCATAGAAGTGATTTAACCATCCACGTTGCCAGTAAGATTTGAAATAATAGTTAAAGTTTTGTTGGATATCACCGAAACCGATGTGCTTAACCTTACCCGAGATTAACTCATAGATATCATATTCCCCGCTTTTCATCACATCCCATGAAAATTTCGAGTCTTCGTTGATAGAACTATCCCACTTATCTTCCTGCCATCTGATACCTTTATCCCAGATTTCTCTTTTGATTACGCATGTACCGCCAACGTTCCCCAATCTGTTCATAGCTGTGGAGAGTGTACTTTTTCCCTTGGTTACTTTTTTAATATATTGACTGTGGAATTCAGGCTTTACTTGATATAACTCGTTCGTCAATCCAAGTTGCCCCATGCGAGGGAAGTCTTTAAAGGCTTGTAGTGCTTCTTTATCCCAACCTTTCGTATAAATCATATCGTTATCTGACCTGTGAAGATATCTACACTTTTTATCAGCTTTTTCCCAACCCTGATTTGTTGCTTTGCCTGGATATTCGTTTTTAGTATTGAAGATGACCTCTCTAACAATCTTTTTATGCTTATGTAACATGCTCAAGAGATATTTTTGAGTTCCGTCCGTAGAGTTATTGTCTACAATAATCAGTTCATGTGGGACAACAGTATTTTTTAGATAGGAATTAATTGTTTTCTTGGTATAAGAAAGTCGATTGAAACAAACTATTGTTGTACTAATCATAACTATTTAGGTATTGACAGAGTTGTTCCTAGTCTATTTGGAGGCCAACTGTCTTGACTATTTTTATTCTTCTTACTGACTTCATCTATCCATACTACTGCTTTTTCAGTAGGCGTTTTGGCTGATTTCATCTTTTCTTTAAAGACATCTCTTGGCTTTGGCAATGTATCTGGAAAGTTTGTTAGAGCGTATGCCATATCACAGTTTCTTTACAAAGGATAATTTCTTTTCAGTGGGGGAGAAATAGTATTTCCACAATTCTCCGCTACGATGAACATAGTGATCTGTTAATATGCTTTTATATTTTTTGGTTTCTTCAATAAGAGGGATTAGACTCAACCCATCAGTTTGAGTTTGTTTTATCCCAGCGAAATCCAATATGGTTGGAGCTACATCTATATCTCTAGTAAGCATACTTACTCGCATACGCTTATGTTCAGGCCAGTGGATTAGCAGGGGGACTCTAGCGACTTCCTCTACCATGTGTGAGCCAGCATGAGTGTGATCGTTATAATATTCATGGAATGTTTCTCCGTGATCTGATGTGAGAATGACTAAAGCGTCTGATTTTGGTATCCAGTCTAAGATACTCCATAGATTTGCCGCTCTTGCCCAATAATCTCTCTCCCACTTCTCCATCTCGATCAGCGTATTTGCATAGTAAACTTTAACTTTTTTAGCAAGAGCTTTGCCAAACTTTATATTATCCATAACCCTATAAGTTTTACTCCCATCTTCCAGATAGTCATGTACGTATCCATCATGGTAAAATCTAAATTCTTTCTTATCATGTGTAAATATTGGTTTATATAAATTTGTTCCGTTACCTTTATATCTTGAATCCCATACATCCCATTCACTAGATTTTCCGAATCCAAAGACGGGACCAACAAATATTCCCTCGTTTTTTGAGTAAGTAATCCATCCATCATCCTTTAGGAATTTACCTATAGTTGGAACCTTTAAACCATTAGCCAATACTTCAGATATTTCCTCAGAGAACATCTTTTTATAGTAGTTTAATCCAGTGTCTAGCATCCCTGTGAGCATTCTAGCCATCACTGGAAGCGTCCAGTTATTTGAAGTATAGTGTTGTGTAAAAATTATGTTAAAATAAGGCCAGAGGATTCGAGCGGCATCATGTCTTAAATCGTCTACGACTAATAATATAATTTTATTAGGTATTTTCATATATGTTTATATTATATCTCATTAAAGATATGTTTAGCAAAATCTCCACTATTGAAAACACCAGAAATATAGTATACTCAAAGATATGAAGGGTGATGTATTAATTAGATGTCCAGAATGCCAGAAGGGTATTAATTTATCTTTACAGATTAGAGAATTCAAAGATACTGTTGATGAAAGACTTATTCCTTCTTTCTTTTTACTTAATATTTGGTGTAATAATTGTGAAGATATGGTAATGAGGATGGAAGTGTATGAGACTCCGATTGAAGAAGAAATTAAATCTCCAGCTTTTAAACAAAAAATAATAATCAAGAAACCAAAGGAGTAATATGTCCTTAGAAGGAACTTTCAGATCATACTTCGGGGCAGTATGTGTCCCTATATTAGATAAAGCCGATGGTACTATCTCAAACGTAACTCATGATTGGGCTAACGCTATGGGTAGTTTAGGTGCTGGACTTGCTGTGACAACGATGCGTCTACAGATTAGAAATAAACGTGTGGATCTAGCTAAAGAGAGATTGGCCGAATTAGCTTTGAAGAACAACTGTCAGTGGGCACTTTTTGTAGACGATGATACTATCCCTCCAACAGATACACTTCTGAAGATGATTAAACTATGGAAAAGCGATCCAAAATACAAAGTGATTTCTGGTGTCTACTGGTCTAAATCTAATCCTCCAGTGCCATTGATCTTTAAGGGAGAGCTAGAGGGAAGTTTCTGGGACTGGAAAACTACAGACCTAATTAAAGCAGATGGAGCTGGTGCTGGTTGTTTATTTATAGATACAGAAATATTTAAGAAGATGCCTAAACCTTGGTTTAGTTGTAATTATGGATTTGAAGATCCACGAACAATCTACGATATTAATAAGTGGAGAATTACAGATCAATTAGGTGCTGAGATAGTTCGCGGAAAAGACAGAGACAAGAAGAAGATTAAAAAGTTAACAGAGGAATTGGCAGAGGTTGGAAAGAAACTTAATGAAGCTAAAGCTGGTAAGATTGATCCGAAGCTTTATAAGAATAAAAAAGCAGCCCCAGCCACAACAGAAGATTTATTCTTATTTAAGAAGATAAAAGAATATACTGGATATGATCTATGGATTGATTGTTCAATCCAATGTCAACATCAAGATAAAAGAACTGGTAGAGTGTTTGGGATTACTCCTGATATGCCACAGGCAAGACCAAGATATGAAGGTACTATGAAGACTGGTGATGCCGTAGTACTAGACATCGGCTGTGGAGATACACAGTATTGGGTGCCAGAAGGAAAAAGAATTAGACTAGACATCAACCCAGATGTTGAACCAGATGTGATTGCAGACGCTAGAGCATTGCCTTTTGAAGACTGTTTCGCAGACATGGTTTATTCATCTCACTTACTAGAACACTTTAGCTATAGAGATACTATCGCTATATTAAGAGAGTGGGTTAGGGTGTTAAAGATTGGTGGCAAATTTGTTTTGATTGTTCCAAATTTAATATGGGCATCTAAACAAGTTTTGGATGGGGCACAAAGTCAAGAACATGCAGAACTAGCCATGAGTGTCTTTTACTCAGGACAGAGAGGAACAGTTGTAGAAGCACATGATGATGTTCATAAAGCTGGGTTTACTCCAGAAATTGTAAAGGGATTACTTGAAAGATTAGGTTGCTTTGAAGATATTGAAGTTCATACATCTGAGGCTAACTATGGGATGTGGGATGATCCAAACTTTCTCAAGAAAGATGGGACTGGTTTCAACGTCATCGCTATCGCCAAGAAAAAGAAGCATGATTCAGCTATAAGCTTACTTCTACCTATAAAAGATCAAGAAGAAGCCAAACTCCATGTAGGAGAGAAAGCTAAGAAAGTTACTCTTAAGAAGGGTAAGTCTCCAAAAAAGAAAAAGCGTGGGAGACCAAGAAAAAATAAACGTGGTCGTCCAAAGGGAAGTAAGAATAAGAAGAAGTAAATATGGCAAAGCTAAAAGATAAATATACAAAGGTTATGGGGAGATTGCTCTTCGGAGACGAATATCCTAAAAGAAAATTTTATCGTTCTTTAATGCCACATGAGAAGGTTATAATTAATATTAATGGGGGAGAATATAAAGCTGAAGTAATTTCAACTGAGGTTAGTAGCAAAGGAGATGGGTGGGAGGAATATAAGTTTAATTTAAGAGGTCTTGAGAATTGTCCTAGTGGAAATTTTGACATAGAAGTTGTTAATAGGATAACATAATCATATGCATATAAAATTCAAGATTACCTATGAAGGTGGTGGCTCAATAGAGAGCCATGATGAGGTTTATAATCAAGTTAAAGATCACTGTGATGCCTTAGCACCATTCAATCATCGAAAGTGGCATAAGTATGAACTTATTACTGATGAAGGAACTTTTATTAGAATTAACTTTCAAACAGGAACTTTTAATATTAATGGACAGGTTATTCATCCAGCCACAGGAGATGGTATTCCGCTGACTAATAGAGGCGAGAAACAGGATTTTAGAGATGTTCAGAAATCATGGGCTTTCTTATCTGATCTAAATTATTTCCCTATTGTAGGGAGAAGACAGTTAAAGGGCGATTGGGGTGAAAAGGTTATATATTTTGCTGGATGGAAGTTTAAGTATGGCGGTAAGACAATTCAGAAGATTGCTTATATCTATCCTGATGGACAAATCGTTCTAACATAGTTGACTAAGAATAAATAAATATGGTATGGTTTAGCTAGAGGTCTATCCAAAGACGAGGTTTATCCGTAAACCGATCATTAAGTAGTTTTAAATAGACAGCCGAAAGGGCTGTTTTTTTATTGGAGAATTATGAACTATGTAGACTATAAGTTTTGGTTTATTAAGAGAGATGATGATGGATTTATTCTTGAATCAGGTATCAGGTTTTATGAAGGAAAATATAAGGATGTATCTTACTACGATTTATCTGAGAACAAAGATAAAATTATATTGAATCAATATGTAAGAATTAGAAAACTACAAGGAAAAGAATTAAGGTTCGGGAAAGGCAGTAAACTTATAAAAGATGCTCGTGGGAAGGATGCGGTTTTATATACTCAAGAGGATTTCGGAAATATAAAAACAGATGATGAACTTCGGTTGTTTTTGAATATAGGAGGATAGCTTATGGCACAGATACCCCAAACAATCTACGGAAGCGGAGCAGACGGAGTTAAAACCGTTAGCGGAACAGAAACCTTAAACGTTTACAAATCAT